GGGTTGGCGCTTTCTTGTAGTAAATGTCAGTGATTAAGTAATACATTACTAACTACGGGAAACCTACAAAACCATTGGTTAAGTCTAGTTTTTATTTTCACGCTAGGTGAGATTAAGTTATCTCTTAAGAAAATGTAAACCTGCCTTAATCAGTGATTATGTAGGTTTTCGGTAGTTAGTAATGTTTTACTTAATCATCGTGATAAAGGTATAATTAAAATTCTATCAACAACCACAGGAAACTAAGAATGACCATCAACATTGACGACATCATGAACCACTACGGGGCCGACCTGGTAGATGACGCCGTGGACGGGGCACAACTTCCGACGCGCAAGGCTGCCGTATTCCTCGCGAAGAATCCTTGCCGCCATTGTGGGGAGCGCGAGCGCTACGTTTCCAGCCGTGGGTGTGTGCAGTGTGCAAGGGATAAGAATGTGAGCAGGGAATACCAGAAAGCTAAATTAGCCAGGGAGATCGCTGTACATAAAGGCGAGAGCACATACACCGGGCGACCGTGTAAGGTGTGCAGCAATACAATCAAGTATACGCTTAACGCCGGGTGTACACATTGTGCAGCGGTAAAGCGTGATGCGTTCCGGCGTAACCGTGCGAAGGCTTATCATTCTGATGACTCTTTAATCATGTGGGTCAACCATGCGCCAGCTAAAGGCTGTGAGCATTACTATCAGCAAATCCCAGCCCTGGCCGCTCGACCGGACGGCGGTCAATGGTCGGTTCGTTACACTGACGCGAAACATTTGATGCCTGGTGGCGATCGCCTCCTTACTGGTCGGGATGTAATGGAAAGACCGGAGTTTGCACAGTGGTTATTAAACGAAATGGTAATGGGTGTGCAACGTGCTGGAGGTCATCACGACATCCTGCCACATATCGCCGCACCATTAAGAGCGGCTTACCTCGACTACTGCCGCCGCCGTAAGGAAACACGCAAAAAGTGTTAAGTGCATCACAAAATCATAAATAAAACACTTGACGGCAGGGACGCCACTACTTATAGTTAGCTTGCACCACCCAATTAACGAAAGAGAGAAACAAAATGGCACGTATCACTAAAGCGCTCAAAGTAGTAAATAAGGAAAACGTTGTGACCATTCTGACTATGTGGGGTTACAACGAGGCCAGCGCTAAGGCTAAAGTCGAAGCAGGTTACGACCTGGCGATCAAGGCGCTGCCTAACGATGACGCCAAAGGGATTGCGACCTACGTATCTTTCTATTAATAACGTGACGGGGCCATCGGCCCCACCCTCAACAAAGAGCGAGAAACAAAAATGACTAATATCACTTTCCTGATCCAGACTGCCGAACGTATGATTCGCGACAACACAACTACTATCGGCGCTATCTGTGCTGAGTGGAACCGCATTAACTTCGAAGCTAACACCGGGTTGTCTTTCTCCACCCCGACACGTCGCGCTAAGCTGATTGAGCGCCTGGAGGCGGCCATCATTGAGCTTAATTCCCGCGATTCCCGCATGGGCTGGGACGGCAAGGACAACCGCGAGTTTTCCGGTAACTCCATTGCCGCCGCTCATGATGAAGCGTTTAAAATGGACCGCGAGCGCACCGCTAACCTGCTGGCAGGTATGGCGCAGCGTATCGTAGACGGTCACGACGCACGCATCACCAATCACAATGACCTGTGTGACCTGGCGAAAGCGCCGCAGCATTTATATGCTGGTGAAGAACTGGACCTGACTGTAGCGTTTAACCGCAAAGAGTTTGAGCGTAAGCAACAGCAACTGACCGACTTCATCAATAAAGAAACACCGCGCTACTTCGTGGCTGACTCCGTATACAAGGTGAGCAAGTCAGGTTTCGTTTATCGCTGGGTTAACGAGTCGCGCGAGTGGGTCGACATTCAGATCGGTATCCGCAACCTCATCAACATGGGCGCGCTGGAGGTAACAGAGGCAGACATCAACGCTTACACCACTATCACCAACGGGCGCGCCGTGTACAGCACTGACAAAGGTCGTCACTTCGTAATGCTCGACGGTAAGCACCTGTACGAGTTCGACGACGAATACAACGCTGTGAGCTACGCCAACCGCATTAACGGCTTATAATCAACCACCGGGGCCATCGTGCCCCACCCTTAACAGGAGATGCAATCATGACCAATCAAATTATCGACGCTGAAGACGCGCGCTACTTCCGCAAACTGGCACTGCGCCCCACCCTGGCCGCTATCTGTCAGCAAATCTTTAACGCTGGTTTCGATGTGCGCAACAAAATAGCGGCAATGGGTACGCTCAGCCAGCGCGATTATGACTACTGGCAGGAGTTCATTGCCTGCGCATTGCCGAGCGACTGGCTAGTATGGGCCAACGAGGATTGCGTAAGCCACCACATGAAAATTGAAATGACGGAATACTACAATGAAGCCTTACGTGCTTTGCGCAAAATATAACAGCCGGGTGACCACCCTGTTTAAAATCACCCTGTACGGCGGGGAGTCCCTCGCCACTGTAGTGAGCCGCATTAAAGCCCAGCGTGACCGGGCGCGGCTGGTAGGCATCCACTTAGCAATCGAGGACTTATTGAAATGAATAAATTATTACAGGCATTCTATAACGCATACGCCGCGTGGCTTGACGCTGGCGCGCCACACAAACAACCGTTTTATCGAGACGCTGGGTTATGTCATAACCTGGGGAAGTTCGGCGGCGACCGTGACGCTTATATCGAGATGGGTCGCCAGTTCGAGGCGGCTGGTCTTGATTTTCAGTATCCTTTCAATGACGGTGAGGCGGATTATCTTACTAAGTCATTCAATAGCGACCATCACATCAACCCTTTACGCATCAAGTGGGTAAAAGACCATGCACAATAAAAACTTACAGCAATTCTATAACGACTACGCGGCCTGGCTTGATGCTGGCGCGCCGGAAGACGATAAGCAATTTACGCGCGGCGAGGGTTTATGCTCGCAAGCAATGAAACGACCGTACCGCGTACCTCTTAACGAAATTAAAAAACAGTTTGCGGAGGCCGGACTCGATTCATTATACCCGTTCGGCGGCGTGCCTCAGTTCGATATAGATTTAGAGAATCGGGCTATGCACCTCAACCCTTTACGCGTTCAATGGGTGAAAGACCATGCAAAATAAATTATTACAGCAATTCTATAACGACTATGCCGCCTGGCTGGATAAAGGCGCGCCGGAAGGCCAGCCGTTCTATCGTCACGTTGGATTATGTATGTCAGTCACGCAAGCGCCGTATTGCCTGCCGCGCTGGCATATTAAGAAGCAACTGGAAGAGGCTGGACTCGATCCGATCTACCCGTTCGGCGGTGAATACCGATTCGAAATAGAGTTTGACGGCGCGACCATGCACCTTAACCATGAGCGCATCAAGTGGGTAAAAGACCATGCAAACAATCAGTAACATCAAATTAAAGTTTATCGGGCATACAGTGATATTAATTACCACGTTTGCCCCAGGTGCTACTATCGGCCAGGTGCTCAGCCACACCTATGAGCCGTCGCAGCGTGACATGTGGATTGATGCGGTCATCGCTAAAATACTGGAGGGTAAATTCAAATGACAGAGTTCGAGAAGTGGATCAACAACGCCCACATGACTGATAAGGATAGCGACCCGACGCAGCGCAACAAGGCCAATCCTTACACGCATCCTTACACTAACGGCGCGTTTGACCTGCTCAACAGTGAGCTAATCAAAGAGCTATTAGTTAACGCGTGGTTTGCTGGTCATGAAACGTCGCAGTATTCGCCCAACGCTTACGGCGACGCAAAGCGCCACGCCCGTGAGGCAATCGAGGGATTAACCAAATGAAAACTTTAAGCTACTACCAGAACCTGCGGGATGATTATGCCTGCATTATCCCGAAGACGGCCCCGGCTTATGAGTTAATCGAGGCTTTAGACGTGCTGATTGCCAGCCTGCAACCAAAGGAGGAACAACCGCATTTCCTGGGCGTACCGGTAAACCTGCCTAAAGGCTGGGGTATCGCCATCAACCACGACAGCAACAACATCATTATTCTGAGCGACCAGCGCGGAGTCAGACGTGCCTATGTATACCGGAATATTGAAGGCAATCATGTGATCTGGTGGGACGGTAAATATAAAACCACTGTGAAAACTCAAAAAGAGGCCATCGAATGGCTTAACCGTGAGGCCAACAAATGAAAACTATTGCAGAGATCCGCGCCGCCCTGGTAGACCTGCTCGCACAGATTGACGACGACGGCAACTATTCAATCTTTGAGTATTACGGGCAACAGTTACACATTCCTAAAGGCTGGCGCATGGTGCGCGAGGGTAAACATACCGTAACCTATACCCTCATTGATGCCAGCAACGTAGCGTTCGGCAAGGTGCGCCGGACTACTGAGGGCCACGCCTGGGCCTACGTTGACCGCGATCCGGGCGATGCAGGGTACCACGCTACACAACTGGGAGCGCTGCAAGGACTGATAGATCGCGCCTGGGGATCAGCCGATGCCGCATCCCAACCAGCTTAAGGGCGCGCCAGGTTATCGGCGATATACGTCTATCCCGGCGGCTATCAAAGCGGCAAGGGTGCGCTACCAGTCAACCGGAAGGCATTACGGTATTGTGCAGACGGCAGACGGTGAGATGGCTGTGCGTGTCCACCGTCCTGATAGCACTTTAAAATTTATGTGGAGTACCAGAACGTGCGCCGATGACATGCGCCACGCTGTCAATGAATGCCTCAATTACTCAAGCGTGCGCCTGTCATTCACGACAACCGGGGTCTACCTGATAGCGCCCAATGTGGAGATGTTCAAACTGGCCGATCAGGAAGGCGACCGGGAACAGTGGACGAATGACGTTATGGATCTTTTTCTAACCTGCTCAATCAAAGGCACTAATTATGCGTAAAGTAACCGTTAACCATGCAGTAAAACAGAGTTTTAAGTATCGCAACGTGCGCCTGCAATTCACGCCGTTCTCGGTGTACCTTTCTTGTCATAACGACTGGGGGTTAACCGTTAATACCTTCAAGCTGGCGGATCGCTGCTCGTCGTTTGTTCCAAAAGAGGAGCGCCAGAAGTGGGCCGACAAGGTGCTGGCGGCGTACCTTAAATTCAAAATCCGCTATAAGTCGGAGCAGGTAGGCGTGCATACCTGGCGCGTTGCCCGTGTACATGACGACAAGCGGGTAGGCCAGATCGTTAAGGTCGGTTTTAAATATGTGGTGTGCGATGCTGGTACAGTACCGCGCCACCGCTTTAATAACTTTAACGACGCATTCAATTTTATTGTTAACGGAGGTCTGAACAAATGAATAATGCACGCGCTAATATTATCAACGCCCTGCACGCCCTGGAAAACGGCAAGTCAGCCGCAGAGGTCACCGCCTGGCTTCAGGATGCGATAGACCAGTTAAAGCCCGTAGTACGCCCTGCGCGCCTGCCAGCCATCGAGGGTTACATAGTATCGGAAGTGGGTCCGGTTGTGTCTGTGCGTTACCCTGACGGCGACGAGTTCGCGCGCTGCATTCTGTACACCAACTACGTGATTGTGCATCTGCGGGACCGTCCCCCGGTACATGTCAGGACGCTTGAGGATGCCATCGACTATATCAAGCTGGTGGCGGCGCTAAAGTAATTTAAAAATTCGTGAAATAATTACTTGACGCTAAATCTGATTAGTAGTATCTTTAAATCACTGGGAGGCAATACCGCTTCCCACCTCAAAAAGAGAGAGAAACAAAATGCAAACTATCATCACTAAATTCCTGGCTCCTACTAATTCCCGTGGCGCTCGCATCGTTGCTAAATGCTGGAACGGTAAAGTAACTATCGCTTACCCTTGCTCTGAGATTAAAGAAGCGCACACCGAAGCGGCCAACGCTCTGATTGCAGACCTGAAAGCGCGCACTGATATTGAGTGGAAAATCATTGCCAGCGGTGAAACTCCAGACGGTACCGGATTCGCCTATATCATCCAGTAGTTTTATCAGGCATCTTGCGGGGTGCCTTATTAAAACCACTAACACCCCTTAACAGGAGATAAACAAATGAAAGCATTGGAAAATATTGCGGCACTGATGGCGGCAGAAAACATCAACATGCTGGATAGCGAGGCGGTGATCGCTTCTCTGAAAAAGACGGTAGCGCCTGAATATAACATCCGCGTTTACAAAGACGCGCAGTTATTCGGCAAGCACATTAGCGCCATCAAGCCAGGTGATACCGTGCTGCATAACGGCCAGGTGTGCACCGTGAGCGCCTCCAACCTGTCACGCGGTGACTTCATGGGCGCGCTGTTGTTCGGTGACTCCTACAGCCTGGGGAATAAACCGGTAATCGTTATTCTGAACGTGAGATTCTGATCATGAACAAATACCCAACGCCAGCCGAAGCGCTGGCCTATGCAGAAAACACCGGGCGCGCTAACGTGTTGCCGCTCGGCTGGGTGATAAAGGCTAACAAAGGTCACTCTATTGAGATTGAATTGTATTATGGCGCTCACCTGATGGCTGTTGCTTACCGCGATAACCTAGTACGGTTCCGCAATCTCGATAGTGTGCAATGTAATAGCTTTGATGAGGCAATGGGTAAGATTGTTCATCACGCATGGGAGATGGTGTCATGAATACCTTAGCACGCAAAGCACCGGAGGGTACCGACTGGTCAATCTTTGTATCAAAGGCTATGCGTCACGCAGTAGCTGACCTGGTGGACCTCGACCGACTGGAGCGTTACGACGATAACTTTTTTGCGGCTATCTTCCCGCCGCACCAGTTTACCACGACGCGCCGCCTGTTAGCTCAGCACGGCATCAAGTCCACGGTAGCCAACCGCGCTAAGATAATGCGCGAGGCTGCCCGGATGGTGAAGGAGGCCAGCCAGTGAGCACTACATTAACAATCGGTTTCTATGTAACGCTGGGTTATCTGTCGTTAACGTTGTGGGGGTTCCTGTGAAAGATCATTTTGTGGCTGTGTTAAGTGCTTGCATGACGCTGATCGCAATATCGGCAACCGTGAAATATATTTGTGAAATGTGGGGTTTCCTGTGAGTAACTTACCGAGAATTATTGCCGCCGTCGCGCACATTACAGACTTTCCGCTGGAGCGCAGCGAGCACCAGGGCGATAACATTTACTTTTGTGACGGTGCTACCCTGGTGGGTACCGAGGAAGGTCATCTGATCACCGTGTCAGTGACCGCACGCAACGGGGAAGTTTACATGGTCCGCGTGTACGGTGGGAACGCCCTTTATCACAATGCGTTAAACCGGGCTATCAAGCTGGACGAGCGTAACGGTAAATGGTACACCATGAACGGCCTTACACAAGGTATGGCATTTTCTAACCTGTACGACGCAATGAAACACTGCGGGGGGATCTATGGCTGGTTTTAATGTATTCGCAAGCGCGGCACTTAAACTGTCAATCGCCATTTTCATACTGTCAGCGCTGTGGGTTATGACGTGCGACTACGCCACCTTTAACGACATTATCACACAATTAAGGCGGTTGTAATGCAAAGCATAATCACAGGTCTTGCCTTCTCCCTGGCGTTGTGGGTGATGTCAATGGTTGCAGTGTGGGCGGTTCTCCGGTTCGTGTTCGGTCTTCCGGTAGAACTCTGGCGTTAACAAATTTTATGGTCGACGTGGTGGCGGCCTCCTTTCCATCACAAACAATAGGAGCTTCAAACATGTCTAAATCTATCATCGCTATCGTTCTGGCTACTCTGCTGGCTGGTTGCTCTGCCAACGTCGGGTACAATCCAAACGTATCCGGTCAAACCGGGCGCGCTGAGTCGGATTCACCTAACGCGCAGCAACGCGCCGAGAACGCTCAGGCTTCCCGTGATGCTGCGGCTAAGGGTGGCGAAAAGTAATAAAGGGTGGGGCTTCGGCCCCCAAACTATGGCGATTAATTTAAAAGCCCGTGTGCAATACCTGGCCGAGCGGGAGGCCATAAGTCTTAGTGAGGTGGAACGGCGCGCAGGCTGGAAACGTGGCGCTCTGTTCATGGTACTGAAAGCAAACAACCCGCGCCTGAAAACTCTAACCGAGTTAGCTGCGGCGCTCAACGTAACGATAGGTGAATTAATATCATGATGACCATCGAGCAGGCTTTAGCGTTAACACCGGGCGGCTTCAAACTGTTTTACTTCATCGCTGACATGGACACCGCCTACTATCGTGATCGTAACGGTAACGAGATTCACAAGCTGCGCGGTATTTATTACGCACAATATAACGGCAAATGGTCTGGTAACTTAGACAGCCTGGAAGCGGCGCAAGCCTGGCTTAACGATAAAAAGAAATGGTGGGGGAAATAACATGGCATGGGCTTATTGCGAGCACTGCGGCGCGCCAGTAGTGCAACCTACCGCACGCGAAATACTGAAAGAGGAAGTGTATTGTTTATCTGGTTGCGGTAGACCTCAGACCGTGCGTGGCGATACACGTAACGATGCGATTGATGAACTGTTCGACCGACTGGAGCGGCTGGAGAAAAGACAATGATCGACTTTATGAAACTGCTGGAACTGGTATACATCGACGGTTTTCGCTGTGAAATCTCAAGCGATGGTGACCGCATTATGTTTGTTTGGCGTGGTTATGATGACGTGTTAGGTCAAACGTATGGTATATCGCGCGTTGTCAGTAAAATGATGTTGGAGCATGTCAACGATCCTGAAGGCGTCATACGCTGCATGGTTGACTGTGCGCGTAAAGGTCTGGAGAAAATGCAATGATCATCTGGTCCCTGTTCGACGGGTCCGGCCTGATGGGTCAGCCGTGGGCGGAGGCTGGTCACACAGTCTACTGTTTCAACGCGGACGAGGGCGACCACGGGCCTTACACTAAATTCGGGTGCCGAGTGGAGCATCCAAACATTCACTACGTAAACGCCTGGATTGATAGCCTGTGGACTCTGAAGGCGATCGCGGGTGAGTGGGGAACACCGGATTTAATATTTGCGTTCCCACCGTGCACGGATTTAGCGGTATCCGGTGCGCCAGCATTCCCGCGCAAGCGTGAGAAGAATCCTGATTTTCAGATTGAGGCCACGAAGACCGCACGCATTGCCGAGGGTTTAGGGTGCTGGTTTAACGTGCCGTACATGGTGGAGAACCCGCGCGGAGTATTATCAACGCTATGGCAAAAGCCTGATTATACTTTCCAGCCGTGGGAGTTTGCCGGGTACCTGCCGGAAGATGATATTAATCCGTTCTTCCCTGAGTACATCGAAGCGCGCGACATGTATCCGAAGACTACAAACCTTTGGACGGGTAACGGCTTCCGGTATCCTGTTAAATTGCCAATACCCATCCCGCCAGGGTACAGCAAACAGTACCACAAGTTAGGCGGCAAGTCTGCGAAGACTAAAACCATCCGATCACTAACCCCGCGCGGCTTTGCCCGTGCAGTATATGAGGCTAACAAATAATGAAACAATCAATTATAGACGCTATCTTACGCAACGCCGAGCACAAATCCGGTATCGTCGAACGCGACAAGGCCATCTGCGCCCGTCGCTCTGCGGTGGCTGTGCGTATCCGTGACTACTTCCTGAAGCAATCCGGTCTGAGCATTGAGGAAATCTTGGCGCTCAAACGTGACGCTGATCATATCAATGACGACTTAAAAGCGTTCGGCACTGTTCACGCTCAGGTAACGAGCGATTACTTTTACGTCAACGTGTGCGGTCACAGTCACAACTTACGCATTGACGGTCTGCACTACGGCAACCGTTATGATGAGGCGCGGTCATTGTTCGCTGACAGCGGCGCTGACGTCGAGCATTGCATCGTACCCGCCTGGCCTGTTGGTGAAGGTCTGGTCTACCCGTATGAATCCGCACGCGATGAGCTTATGGCGATCGATGCCGACGCTAAGGCGCTGCGCAAGGACTACGAGAACCTTCACTCCACACTGAAAGCCCAGCTTAAGCCGTTCCGCAATGTTGCTGCGCTGTTGAAAGCCTGGCCGGAAGCGGCTGAATTAATCCCGGCGACCGAGAAACCGCAGTCAACCGAGATTGCGCTTGATGTGTCCACGCTTAACGCGCTGTGTGGGGTACCATCCGATGGCAACAAATAAACCACACTTCCGCCTGACTACCTACGGCAAACTTAACCCTGGCGATCTGGTATGGGAGCCGCGCTGGCGGAACCTTAGACGGGCGCTAAAAGTTAAGGCGATTAAAGGTAACCGCAACGACACGTTTCTAACGATTAAGTTTATTTATGGTGAATGGATGATCCGCCAACCGACCGATAAATGTTTTGCTAGTTGGTAAATGATTTACTTGACGGCATGGAAGCCATCAATTATATTTAGTTCACCAACAACACAGAGGGTTAATCGAGTGAACGTAAACGAAGCACTGAGTATCGCACCGGAAGGCTGGGAACTGATCAGCTTTGACAATATGGGTGCATGTCAATACAAACGCGATTCGCATTTACTGAAGCGTTATCGTAACGGTACATGGGTATGCGTTGCTCGCGCTAACGATGAACGTGAGTACGAAAGTAATGCGTACCTTACAGCACAAGCCGCAATCGACGACTGTCGCCGGGCGTTTGAGTCGCGCCGCGAAAAACTTTTCCTATCATTGAGGACTTTAAAATGAAATACATTATTATGATTGTGGCTGCATACGCGGCAATGGCTGTAGGCATGAACGTAGCACACGCTAACATTAAAACTCACAAATACAGTTTCACCACAACGTATATTGTGACGGAAGCCGATAAGATTCCGGCGTGCATTATCTCCGGCGGTGGGATGCCACTGGTCACACCAAACACCTGCGATCGTGCTGTACGCATTATGGCGCAGCTGATCCGCAAGGATGACCCGACGGCAATCCTTGACTTCACTCTGGACGGTCTGGAGTTAAGCAAGTCATGATGCGCGGCTATGTGCTGACGGTCGAGCTTAAAGCGGGTGCGAAGCTGTACCACTACCCGCAGCAAGTAGGCGGCCACCGCTGGGCGCTGACGGGGGCGAAGGTTGTTCCCGCCAGTCTTGATGAAACGTGCGACCAACTGGTGAAAGAAGGCTGGCTGGTACCGGGCGATGAGCGAAACGAGTGGGTACTATGGCAGACGGCATCATCAAATTCAAAATCTACCCCGGAAAACTCCGGGTCTACTTCAGTCTTGAAAAATACCTGAAGGACTTCCCGGACCGCAAGGGCGATGATTACGCATTAACAAACGCCTTCGCTACCGTTGAGCACATAGGGCCATGTGTGGTGTATATCAGGGAGCCTTCACCGTCACTGGTGATGCACGAAGCTATACACTCAGCATGGGATGTTTTAAATCACGTAGGGATCAGGGTTGACCATGACAACCATGAAGCACTAACCTACCTGGCCGAGTATATTTTTACGGAGACTTTAAAGTTATGGAACAAATCATCGCGTTAATATTTCTTATCGTGCTGTGTTACTTTTTCTACAAAGTCCTGGAGATGATATTGAAATGATCTACATCTGTGATTTAGACGGTACCCTGTACGACAATCGCCACCGCGCGCACCTGATGCCAACTGGCGACAACCGCAACAGCACCGAAGCCTGGGCGCAGTTTAATGGTGCGTGCCGTGGTGATAAGCCGATCCCTAACATGTTGGCTATTATCAAACAACTGTTAGCCAGTGGCGAAGATGTGCGATTCCTCACCGGGCGCGGTAAGTCTGCCTACCTGCCGACGATGGACCGCCTGCATAATGATCTGGAGTTGAGCCGCACGCTCATTAAGTTGCAGATGCGACCGATGGATGACCACCGCAGCGCGGAAGAGTTCAAAGCTGATGCCCTGCTCCGCCTGCTGAAGACCTACGGCACTGAGAAATTTACGTGCTTTGAGGATGACCCTAAAGTTTGCGCAGCATTCGAAGCGCTTTCGGACCGGGTGATCGTGGTGCAGGTTGATAGCCTGTGTGCTGCTGTACTGGATGGGGAGAGTAATAAATGAAAACAGTAAATTATTACGGTCACGATGTCGATGTACCGGATAACGCTACACACCTGGCGGCTGACAGTGACGGGACTGTTTACGCGTTCGTCGGCGAACCTAAGCTGCGTAATTTTATCTGGTGGCCTGAAGACGGTCTGTTAAGCGGTATCGGTACGTGCTTTGACACCGACTGCCCCCAACTTGAGTTGCCACCGGGTGAATGGCGCGACTCACTGAAGGAGATTAAACCGTGAGTAATATTCACGTAATGGCAGACGTTGAGAACCTCAGCGTTGAGCCAAACGGTCCAATCCTTACCATCGGCCTGGTAGCGTTTGACATTACCAGCGGTGAGATTGTGGCAGAGTTTTACGAGCGCATGGACCGCAACCTGGCGCAGAAATACGGCACGCCCAGCCTTTCTACCCTGAAGTGGTGGGAAAGTCAGGACGAAGCGGCCAGGGCTGAAGCGTACAACGGTACCAGCGACCCGCGCAACGTGGCGCGTAGCCTGCGTGAGTGGTTCTATAAATACAACCTGGGCAACTCCGGCATTTGGGGTAACGGATCGGTGATGGACATCGCCCAGCTTGAATGGTGGCTACGTCAAACCAACCCTGTGATCAGCACGTATGGACATCAATACCCGTGGAAATACTGGAATATCTACGACATGCGCACAATCATGATGCTTGCAGGTATGCAGATGCCCCGCACGCGTCCGGCACATATCCAGTATCATAACGCGCTGCATGATGCCCGGTACCAGGTTGAGTGGGTGTGTAAGGCTTACGCCAAACTCAATAACAAACCCGCGTTACCGCCGCAATCGCAAGACGTGTGGCCGCCGGATGTAGATTCATTCATTAGCGCGGATTAATTACTTGACAGTCAGGGACGACTATACTAAATTCATTATTCTACAAACGCGACAATAGGAAAATCAAAATGAGCTTATTTAAAATGCTGTTCGGTAACGCTTTCTCTACACCTTTCGCCGCTGCTCTGCGTGACCTGGCACCACCGCAGCGCACCGAGATCGTATCGTACACGAAGCGCTATACCCGTAAAGGTGTTCGCATCATTCCTTTAGAAGTTCGTGCACTCCCTGGCCGTAGCCGTGGTAAGGCTCGTCGCTAATGGCAATCACCTGTGACACACTGGACGAGGCCATCAAGCAGGCTGAACGTATGTCTGCGGTGCTCAACAAACCTTACTGCGTCGTGACGCACAAAGGAAAATATCGGGCGGTCCAGCGTGTCAACCATCGTTACAAACATCGGGTAGTCTGGCAGAACTGGCAACCTATCGAGCGGTACCGGGTACCAGTAGCAAACACGCCGATGAACAAAATGATCGTCGAGCGTAAGTCGCGTGTCGAAGCTGCCAAACTGCTGGGGATCCTACCGCGCCAGCTTGATACGGTGCGCAAGAAGTACGGCTGGAAAAGTCCTGAGAAGGGCGTGAAGGTAGACATCAATCATCTGCGTAAAGCGATGCTAACCATGACCGCCAGCGATTACGCTGCTGTAATTGGGGTGTTTTCATCACGCATTTATAAACTGTGCAAACAGCACAACATCACGCGTCACGTTACGCGGCCACGGGGGAGTCGTAAAAATGGGTAAATACTTTGGTCTTTTGGCAGTGTTAGGTCTTTGGATAGTGTTCATCGGCGGCTGGATCGGCTGGTTCTTGAACCTGGTACACTGCCTGGCGTATATTGGAGGTGGTAACGCGTCCGACTCCACTGCTGAAACTGTCATACGCATCGTGGGCATTTTCACCTGGTTGCCGGGGGCGATTGCTGGCTGGATGTAGTAAATGATGGGCGCAATTCCGCGCCCCTCTCAAACGAGGTGCTCTATGAGTAAGAAACGCAACACCGCTGAAGTTGTAGAGTTCAACACCAACCCTTCCCCCGTCACCCGCGCAGACAAATCGCCGATTGAACCGCGCACCGTAAATCAGGAATCCTATCTTGAGGCCATCCGAACTAAGTCACTTATATTTGCGAGCGGCGAGGCTGGGTGCGGTAAAACGTTTATTGCAGCCTGCAAAGCTGCGGAGTATCTCACCGATAAGATTGTCGAACGCATCGTTGTCACACGTCCCGTACTCAATGCTGACGAAGACATGGGCTTCCTGCCGGGAGGTCTGGCAGAGAAGTTTGATCCGTACTTCCGTCCGGTTAAGGACACGCTGATTAAACGCCTGGGCGAGACGCATTTCAAATACTGCATGGAGCACGGCAAGATTGAGATTGCACCGTTCGCCTACATGCGGGGTCGCAGCTTTGACAATGCGTTTATCATCCTCGACGAAGCGCAGAACGTCACACCTAAGCAGATGAAACTCTTCCTGACGCGTATCGGTGACAACTGCATCGTGGTCGTTAACGGTGACATCACTCAGTGCGACTTACCGAAGGGCGTGCCGGACGGACTCAGCGATGCGTTAGCACGGTTCCAGGACTCTGATGACGTTCAGGGTATTCTCTTCCACAAAAATGATTGCGTTAGATCACATATTTGTAGACTCGCGTTAGAAGCCTACGAATAAATCTATTGACAGTCAGATTTAACTAACCTATATTTACCCTATCGCTAACGAGCAATGGGGTAAATAGTCATGTTCAGATTCCAAATCAATATCCTGCGTGAAGCAGAAGCAACCTACCACATCAAACGTGAAGCCGCTGGCTACTACGTTGTCGATGACAATCACCGTCGTATCACTCAAACCACACCTGATAAGGAGCAAGCCGTGATCTGGTTGCGCGTAATGGTCGTGCGCCTGGCATTGAAGAAACTCAAATTACCTGTATCCCCGACCGCCGGACTGCTGGCGGCCAACACCTACTCAGCATTTGCCTACGAAGTGGAGCGCGTTAAATGAAAACTATCACCCTTACTTTTAATGAAGCACTGGTCCTGATCGCCGAAGGTATGACGATGAATAACGTCAAGTCGCTGGCTAACAAGCTGCGTAACGCTGACGCCCCGGCACCTGTAATTTATCCGAGCAACGACGCGTATAATGATGCTCTTAAGCAAGTGGAGATCTTAAAGCAAAACCTGAAGTCATTAAATCAACAAGTGTATGACTATGAGCGCGCACTGGAGAAAGCCAAACAGACTGAAACCACTCTGCGTGATGAGTTGAGAAACAGCGGTGAGCGTAACACCCGTCTGTGTCGTAGAGTAGAAGACCTGGAAAACGACGCTAAACAGGACGACGAATCCCTGAAGTATTTCCGCAAGTGGGTTGAAGGTCTGCGCGTGGCGACGGATGCCGACAAAGGGTTAGCAACTGCTGGCGTGTTCAGTCAGGCTATAGAAATGATTAAAGAATCCAACCGTCTCGGTGACAGAGTTGTTGACCTGGAATCTAAACTTAACAAAGCCAACGACGTGATCGCCACGGTCAAAGCTGCGTATGATGCCGATGATTTTAATGACGACAAAATCAGTTTGATAACCAGCGCAGTGGAGGCTTACTACCGTGGCAATTAAGGTATTCACACCGGGCGAAGACTACCAGATGGCGCAACACAAGGTTAACGTGTTCGGTCGTTACCTGCTATGCTGTATAGCATCGGCTGACGCACCTGTAACGTTCGATGAACTGGCCTCCTATACCGGCTACGACAAAGAGCATGTGCGCAAGGCGGTGAAGAAACTTGAAACGGCTGGAGTCGTTACCATTCACAGAGGCCACCGGGAGGCCGCGCTAATTAAGGCGAGCTTTATATGACCATCCTTTTAATCGACGGGCCGCGAGTAGGTGATCGTGTTGCCAATTTACCAAAGGGTTATCACTGCTGCTTTCATCTTGATAACCACCCGGACATAGCCAGCTTTAACCGGGAGTACGACCGCCACAAATTCATTGTCGACCTGATTGACGGCGTGGAAATGATGACGGACACCAACACCGCGATCAACGTGGTGAATCAAGCGCGACACGGGAATCTGACCGTACTCGCAAAGCATGTGGTGGATCTCATTGTCGCCACAAACGAAGCAATCATTGACGCACAGGAGGCCAGCCGCCATGTCAAATGAACCTAAACATATCGACCTTTGCGTTAACCCAAACGGGCTGGGAGACGTGCTGAGCGACATGCTCAGTATCGTAAACAGTGACCGCAGTCAGGGAGTGTTTGCTGTACTGGGTGTGGTTGACGGTGTGCAACTGGTGCTGGCGGCGAGTGATGTCGAAGAGTATCAGGTGCATGATGAAGAACTGGAGATTCAGCTTGATGATCCGGTAATCTTTGAACAACTCAAACTGACATTTCACTGAGAGGTAATTATGTTTTATGCTGCGGGTTTAATGTTGATAGCGATCATCGCGATGGCTTTATCGGGGATAGTAAAGTCTTTCAAAGCTGTGGTGAGTGATACCGATAATGCAACGATTTTATTTTATGCGGGTGCGACTATTTTCCTGGTAGGTCTGATTATAGGATGTGTGCAACTGCTGATATTAATGTAAAAACTAAGGGCGCTTATGCGCCCCTTTTTGCAACCTCACGTAACAACCGCAGTGTCCCGTCGTCTTCCTCCAGCACAAACGTAGCGCCCTTCACTTTGTTCAAAGCAAACGACAGGTTTTGTTTTGGAACGTCGAGCACTTCAGCCGCAGCCGTTAACGAGCGGTGACCTTCAATCCATTCCTTCAGTGGTGTGATTTTCATACATCCTCCTTTGTCAAGTAATCCATTCTACTTGGTTCCTTTGAAAGTGCCAATTCTTTTTTCGCCCAGCTTGCCCGGTTCAAACACGAACAGCACTTGCCCCAGGTTGTTTCCGGCTACACGCTTTCCGGTAACGGGATGAATGAAGGCCACACGCCCGATGCTAAACCTGGCCTCCGAGCAAGCCTCCAGCGCCTTGTGAAACCAGCGAGCGGCAGTCTGTGCGTTGACGATTGACACCACACCACGGTCCGATTCGCTGCACTGTATCCACTGATCCACCCACGGGTCCACTAAGGAGAACGGAGGGTTGTTCCATACCCATTTACCTTCCGGGCAGAAGTCCGCCCAGTTAAAGCCTAATCCCTGCTTGAAATACAGGGGGAACTTTCTGTTGTGCTCATCTGCCGCCGCGTCGATTGCGAAATCAAACTCCAGCGACAGGCGGTCAATCAACCACTGGGGCGTACCCCAGCAATCGCGTAACTCCTTTGGTGTCTTGCTTGCGTAGAAAGGTTTCATTCGTAAATCACTCCGTTGTCTGGTTCATCGTCCGGTCGGAGGTAAGCACCTTCCAGTACATAGTCGCGGCCACGTTTCGCCAGACTCAAGCCGGGGAATACACCGATCTTACTTATCAGTGACTGGTTGCTGAACATGCGCGATCCTTCGTTCAGTGTGCACCACGCTTTGTAACGTTTGCACAGATCAGGGATGGTAATGTAAGCATCCTCGCGGTATACCAGTGCATCCTGTACGAACGTTTCAAGCGGCGATGTCAACATGCGGAAGATTTCAATATCGTCATTCATGCAAGGGTGGTTTTCCAGCTTGCCAATCTTCTGTAACTTTTTGATACCTGCGATCGCCCAGTTGATGATACCAGTCATCTCTTTGTCGATACGAGGTTCCAGTGTCATGTCTTCCTTGCCGACAAACGAACGCTTGGTTGTGAAGAACAGACCACGACGCAGCATAGCGTTCGATGATTCCGACAAACGCGGGAAGGCGTTGCAGGTAACGTTCAGACGGCACCGGAAACTGACCTCAATCGACGTCAGGTATTTGCGGTCAATCGTTAATTTATCCTGACCCACGATACCTTTAATACGTTCAACTACTGCGGTAGCGTTGGATGGAGACGGATCAGATACGTCGTTCAGGATTGCCACAGGTTTATCGAATAAAGCGGCCAGTTGCGAATCTTTAGTTAAACCGTTCAGGTTAGGGAACGCGCAGTTGTAATCGCCTACCATTTTGTTAAGCGTACGCATGATGGTCGACTTACCAGCGCCCCCGGTACCGGACATGATGAGCATCTTCTGTTGACTGGTATCATCCATAAGCATATAGCCAAACCACATCTGTAACTGTTCAATCAGCGGTTCGTATTTACTGTTACCCCACACTTCACGCAGGAAGTTTTCCCACGTAGGGCAAGTGGCCTTATAGTCATAATCAAACGGGAGAATGGTACGAATACGCAGTAAGTGCGTGTGCTCATACCAGAGATTCTCGTTAATATCCAGGATGCCGTTGTTGAAGCAAATCAAACCGGACGTATCCTTGTCGGGATCACCTTTCCACTCAGGCCATTTGGACGGAGCAGAGCGTGCCAGCAACAGCTTGATGAGGTTGGCGGTACCGTTGATGGTTGACTCAGACGGGAAGCTGAGTTGCATCTCGGTAGCCAGCTTAACCTTCAGAAAGTCCGGTGCTTGTGCTTCGTAAATTTTACCGTTGAACTGGTACATGATACCGTCATCCACAAGGTACTCACCCTTGCGGCAATGCAGCCACATGAACAGCATGGCGTTACGCGTATGGTTGGAACTGTAAACCATGTCGTCAGGTTGCATCATGCTGTCATCGCCGGACTCAATAGCGGCGGCCAGGCGTGCTACCGACTCAGCCATCTGTTGTTTCTCGTCAACGACTGGCGCTTCCGGCATATAGATAGCCTGCTCAACCGGAGTCAGTGACATACCTGGCAGCATAGCGGCCTGCTCAGTGAGACGTGCAGCGAACGAGCGCGCACCGACACCATTCTGGCTGTACTTGTAAACGTTCTGGACGGTCGGCCACATCTCATCGCCCCACGGCGGTTCGTTGTTGGCGTCCCAGTAGTCCAGCATTAACTCGTAGGTTTTCTGCGGTGACAGTTGGTAGTCACGTCCGGCGGCGGCAGTCTTAAACAGCACATGGTTACCACCCTGGCCGCTGATGGATTGCTCGGCGCGGTTCTTCAGATAGGTGATAAACTGTTTACAGTTGTGCTCGTTGTCGTCGAAGTCATCCATGCCGCCCACGTACTGAGCGCTGCGCTGGCGCACCCATTCGCCCATCTTCATCATCTTCTCGTCGGTTAACGTGAAGCGTGAGATAACGTCGCGCAGTTTGTAGCGTGGCATGTCAGCGTGGAGTTCCGCCAGTTCGTAGAGAACGCGGTTGTCCAGAGACTTCTGGTGGAGGAATCCCGGTACACGCATAACGCGGTCAGGGTTTACCATTGACTCGTCGCTACCGAAGTGCAGAGCGATCTGCTTCTGTGCGATCATCCACTCCATAGCGGAGCAGTCACCGTCGATAAACCAGTAGGCGTGATAATGCGTGTCGTCGCGCTTGACGATAGCGTGTGGCGGAACAGGCCACTGATCCGGGAACGGAGCACCGTCACTATCCATGAACACTGCACGGAAGATGTCGATGTCATTCTTACCACGACCGCCTGTAGTCGAACCGTTGACAGATGTGAACACGCCGCAACCGCGAGCCTGAAGGTCCGCCAGCTTTGCCGGATTCATGTACGCGTATTCCCAGCCAGCCAGGTCGCGTCTTTCTTTGTCATAGTCACAGAACCACTGCCAGACGAGCGGCGGGTTTTGCATTCCAGTTAGCGCGGCATAAAACAACTGCGCCTGTTCAGGCTTATAGGTCATGAGATAACCTTATTTATTAGAGTTCAGTACCGTGATAGCAATGTTCAGGCGCGCGTCAGGGATAACACCGCAATGGCCTTTCATGTATACCGCCAACGTGCTGATCTTGTATCCGGTAGCGGCCATCACTTTTTCAAAGCCAAATTCTTCGATAAGTTCGGCCAGCTTCTGATTGTTCGGGTGTAACTCTTTATTACTTGCCATTTTTAAATTCCTGAATGTAGTAGTCGATGTGGGTAACGTCGGTTACGAAACCTGCGATACCACCTGCCTGTCGCCAGTCGAGGATGCAGGCGTGCTGGGCTTTCGCTCGTTTGTCTCCCGGTGTCATGTGCCAGCCTGGTTTCTTAAATTCGAATCCGGTTAACACAAGAAACGTGCGACCTACCATATCAGGCGTAATGGTGATTGGCGTGCCGCCGATGGAGTCGGGTGACTTCCATACTTCGTTGAGTTGCTTGGAGTCATTACCGAGTCCAAAGCGAACGAGCGTACCGTTGCGGTCTGGCAATGCGCCGGAGTTGTTGCGATACAACAATCCTTTGTACTCGCGCTGCATCTTCATCGCGCTGTGGTCGAATAGCTTTTTCTCTGCTTGTGACATGGTAATTCCTCCAGTGAGAAACCGAGCATACAGTATTTAAAATACTTTGAAAAGAATTTTATAAGCCGTAAAGTAAATCAATCACGAAACACACGATGACGGTGGTAACAAATATCCACTCCCAAAGTTTACGCATAGGTCAAGCCTCCTTTGGCATGAATCTCTTCGAGGTGTGCTTTGATTTTCTCAATCAGTTCAAAACACTCTTTAGGTTTCAGCACCTGCGCATAGTAGACGTTGATGCCGAAGCGGTTTAAGAAAAGCTGTTGTGCGGCTTCCTTGTGCACGTCACCTTTCTGGTGGTACTCCATCCATTCATCCATCAATGGCTTGAGTGTGGCCTGCATTGCACGCCAGCGGCGATGGTTATTGATCTGCGTAGTATGAGCAACGGCGGGTACGTGCATCCGGGCTACGTATTCTTCCGGTGACATCTTCAGTTTGAGTAAATCTTCCTGAATCTCCTGACGCCATACCGCAGCCTGGTCGCTGATGGAATCGTCACCCGCTCGCATCTTCGCCAGTTCTTCCGCAGACACTTCTACTAATTGACCTTTAACCATGACGGGTTCACCTCGCGGGGCCAGTGGCTGTCGACACCCACAATCGGGGCAGCGTGGCTCGGTGATTTCGTAGATGTATCCACATGGTCTGATTCCGTTGTTGAGTTGCTCGTCGGCTGACATGACGGCGCATTGCTCAGGTGTGAACCTGCCGGACTTGTCGACAGGGACACGACAACGGGTAACCGGAACTGTGTCATCATCGCTGCTCGAAGACTTGCCGCCTTTTCGGTCTGCCATTGACCAGACGCGGGGCTTATCGGGAAGGCCATGCTCCCGCCAGTTTCCCACATGATCGAGTATAATCGCATAATCTTTACCGGGCGACGGGCGCAGGACACGACCGAACGCTTGCATGAACCAGGATAAAGACATTGTGCGTCGCAGAAATTGTGCTGCCTCAATTGCAGGTAAGTCGAACCCTTCTGAGACAAGATCAACGGTAACGAGCACAAGTATTTCACGGCGCTCGAAAGCCTGGAGGGTCTTGAAACGTGTAGATTCATCATCGCCTCCGTGGAGTACGGCGGCTGGTATCCCTGCGCGCTGGTAAGCGTTGGCCACAGACTGAGCGTGGGAGATGTCACAGCAAAATACAATTGTGAGTTTTCCATTGATGAGTTCCTGGTAGTGGCGCACTACATCGCCAGTGATTTTAGCCTTGTCCATCTCACGCGCCTGGTCCTGCTGGTTGTAGTCCCCGCTGGCAGTCACGCGCACCTTAGTAAAGTCAGCCTGTTCCGTAGGTGGCTCATAAATTTTATAGTCGCACAAGTTACCCTGGTCAATCAGCCAGCGCATTTCCGGCCCTTTGATCACAACGTCGACGATGCCACTACCCTGCATTGATACCGCGCCCATACCTTTACCGTCGGCACGTTCCGGTGTTGCCGTTACCAGCAAATAGCGTGCTTGAGGATTCATATATTGTAGAGGGCGACCGAAGGTATTGTCGCGCGTCAGGTGGTGCGACTCATCAAATACACCAAAGGTGCAGCGCATTAATAACTGAAGCGTGGCCTCGCGCATAGCTTTACGCTGAGGGGTAGACTTCGGACTTTCTTTAAGTCTGGCGTTGACGGTCTGTACAGAGGCCACGATTATAGGTGCGCCGGGGCGATAATAGGTGCGACCGAACTCTGCCTGCTGCACGTTACCGCAGATGGCGCGAGTCTTGTCGCTGCATATAAAGTCGTGATGCAACTCCTGTGTTGCCAGACTCATTGAGATTTGACGCACCAGTTCTGAACGGTGACAGAAGACGATACACATGTGACCAGCGGCAACCATCTGTTCAACTATGCTGGTGAAGCAAAAAGTTTTACCTGCGCCCGTACTCATTATGATGACAGGTGCCTTGTAGCCTGCGTGCAAGCAGGTGAAATACTCATTGATAACCTTCGCCTGATAGGGGCGTGCGGTACGTTTTGCCATCTCGATGTTCTCTTATATGTGTGTTGACGAAGAGGATAATAAAATTTTTAAAAAAGTATTGCAATCGGTTTTTGGTTGAGTGTATGATTCATTCCGTCAACACGACACAACAAAACTTTAATCAACCTGGAGTAATACAACATGGCTTTTACTATCGAACAAAAATACAACCTGATCGTTGAACTGATTCGCGCTAACAACATGCCTGGCAGCGTTTACGAATTGTTGGAAGCTGATCTGAAGTCAGTATTCGGTGGCGCTGTAGCGAAAGGTCTGACTCCGGTCGGTACCGCTGGTAACCAACAGTCCTTCGCTGATGCTGCTGACGAAGTTGCTGAAGAAGTAGCGCAGTCAATCGGTCAGGAAACGGATGCTACCACGCTGGATAAGAACGGTCTACCGTGGGACTCCCGTATCCACTCTGCGGCTAAGACCTTCAATGCTGACGGCACCTGGAAATATCTGCGCGGTGTTGATCGTGAAGTGCTGGTACCGCAGGTTGAAGCGGAACTGCGTGGTGAAGTTGCCACTGCTGAAGAAGTTGAAGCACCTGCCGTTGCACCGCAGGCACCTGTCGCACCGCAGCCTGGTTTACCGCCGCTGGCTGGCGTAGGTCTGCCGCCGCTGGCACCGCAGGTACCTGTTGCGATCGACTTCCCGGCAATCGCTGATGAGTCCGGTGCTACCGACGAAGCGATGGAACAGACCGCTGCGGCGCTGGCCCACAAGCATGGTGCTGATGCACTGGAAAAACTGTACGGCCTGTTCGGTATCACTGGTGGTAAGACTGCGAAAGACATCCAGTCTGGCTACAAGTTTACCTTCTGGCAGTACGCCACCAACGATGACTTCCTGCGCAGCCAGTCAGTTATCTAAGGGGACCACTCGATGGAACACTTTATAACCGGACCATCGAGTGCCGAATTGTGGTCGAACTGTAAAGCCTATCTCCAGATGCGCCGCAACTGCCCGGAAGAAGAATCCGGGTACCAGGCCCAGGAAGGTACTACGGCTCACCACTTTTCAGAAGAAGCAATCAAGTGCGGTCATTACGATGTTCGTCAATTCGTTGGACAAGTCTATGACCGCACAGGGATAGAGTGCACGGAAGAGATGGCAGAGTTTTGCAACGTGTACACTGGCCGCGTCAAGCAGTTAGTGGACATGTGTAACGCTTTGGGTGTCGCTGTTGATATTAAGAGCGAGTATCGCGTCGACCTGACGCACATCCATCCGGGCTTCTTCGGCACGCGAGATTTACACGCGATTGCTATTGCCAACAACTGGGCTATCGTGGCAGACCTGAAGTTCGGTCGCACGTTTGTATCGGCCAACGATAACCGTCAGTTAATGTGCTATGCGCTCGACATTGTTCTTCGTTACCCGAACGTGGAGGAAGTGCGCTTTGAAATCATCCAGCCACGTTGCCTCGGCGCAACCGGAGCAATACGTACAGCCACGTATACGCGTGCTGAACTGGAGTTATTTGCAGGTGTGGCGGCAGAATATCAGGCCGCTAATCACAGCAACGAAATCCAGTTAGCGACCGCTGGTCCACACTGTATCTGGTGTGAAGCTATCGGTCGGTGCCGCGCCAATGCTGAGTATGTCATGAGCATGGCTGAGCCAGTGAAGTTTAATCCGAACCTGTTATCCTCGGAAGAAGTTCAGAAAATCATCAAACAATCAAAATTGGTGAAGAATTTTATTGACGGGGCGTACCAGTGGGGATTACAGTTAGCGCGTCAGGGCACGGTGATGAAAGACCTGAAAATGGTCAAAGTAAAATCCAGGGAAGCGCCTAAGAAAAGTTTGACGGTCGAGGAAGCGGCCAAAGCAATTAAGCTGGTGACCGGGATGGAACCAGACATGGACAAGATAGCACCGCGTAAGATTGGGGCGCTGTCAGAAATAAGGAAGACGTACGGTGACGCCGTGGCTAAGATGCTGAGCGAACCGAAAACTGAAACGTTGGCGCTACGTGGTATCGAAGAAGCTGGTACCCCGGAACAAAGCCCAATGATGATTGCGTTGAATCAACCTATTACAAAACTGGAGAAGTAATTAATGGCTATTCAAAACTCTGCTGATCAATTCCTGACTGGTACTGGCATCCTGGTATCAGGCGACCCGTTCCGCGCTAACACCACTGGTTTCCAGGGTGTTGAACTGAAGAACGGTCGTGAGGAATATTTCTGCGCGGTGGCCTTCCCGAAAGACCAGCCAGCGGCCACTCGCTTCGATGAACTGTACGCACTGATGCAACAGGTAGCGGCTACTCACAAATACGCTGCGTCATATCAGGCGACTCAGTGGGTAGGTTTCCACTGGAAGATGGAAGATGGCGACGCTCCGCAGAACGTAGCTAAACCTGGCTGGAAAGGTTGCTGGGTTATCAAATTCAAGAACGGCTTCCAGCCACAGGTGTTCGACGTTGATCAGTCTGCGGTACCGTCTCCGTACAACGACACCATCGGTCCTGACGGTAAGAAAGTGCAACAGCTTAAAGGCGCTCACACTTTCCCGTGCGGCCACTATGTTCGCGTACTGTGCTCTATCAAGTGCAACGACTCAGCGCCACCGCAGTCCGGCATCTACATTAACTTCCACATGATTCAGCGTGTGGGTTACGGTACGCCGATCGTGAGCGGTCCTGACTACACCAGCATTCTGAATCAGGCACCTGCCGCAGCACTGACTGGTATGAGCACAATGCCTGTTGGCGGCGCTACTCCGGCGATGGGTGCACAACCTGGTATGCCTGGTTTACCTGGCGCTGGTATGCCTCCGGCTGGTATGCCTGGTTTACCCGGCGCTGGTATGCCTCCGGCAACTCCCGCTGCTCCGGCTGTTCCGGGCGCTGGTCTACCTCCTGCTGCTCCTGCACCTGCCGCCGCTCCTGCTGTACCTCCTGTTGCGCCTGTAGCACCGACGCCGCAGAGCCGCATGATTGCGACTGATTACACTTACGATCAGTACATCGCCAGCGGCTGGACCGAAGAAGCACTGGTCGCTAACGGTAAGATGCAACCTGCGGCAGCCGCTGCACCTGCTGCACCGATGGCACCTCCGGCTGCACCTGCTGCACCAATGGCACCTCCGGCTGCACCTGCTGCACCTGGCGGACACCCTTACAACGCATAACCAACCCACGGCCCCGCAAGGGGCCAACACTGAAGAGGAAAACACCATGTACAACGAGAAAGAATTGAAAGCTGCTTTAGAATCACAATACAACGATCAAGCTAAAGTCAAGCAGACCTTGACCGATGAACTTCAGGATCATCTGAATAACATCTCTATGAGTCAGGACCGTATCGAATCTCTGCTTGATGCTGTGTACGGTCGTATCTTCGGCAACAATCCGACAACGGCTGGGACAGTCGGAGAACCTGTAGCTGATGGTACAAGTCTCGTCAGTCTGAACCGTCAAGCGCGCGATCTGTCGGTCAAGTTGAACGAAATGGGCGACAAGCTGACGTACCTGCTTAACAGCCTGTAACAATCCCCACGCCACGGATGGCGTTTTATGGAATCCGAAATCATGGCACAACGAATCGCTGCAATACACCTCATCCCCGCCAACTCTGCATTAGGTTCCCCCATTATCGCCGCGTCCATCTCAATCTTCGGTGAAGAGAAACACCGCTACGATTACGTGTTGCAGGACTGGGAGAAAGTTACAGACCACTACGGTGATGACGTTTTCAAAAAGTTCATTTACTCCAACGTGCAGACGCTGGTAAACTCCGGGGCCGAATTGATTGGTGCCAATATGATGGCCTCCCGCATCGTCGGTCGCCAGACTCAGCACCAGTGCAACGCTACTATCTGGCAGAATCACTACGAGTCACACGTCAGCCACTACGCTTATCTGTACGCGGTGACGAACGATAAGAAGCAACTGATGCTGAAGGGTCACAACTTTGATGGTTCGACACTCAACGCGGCCAACCGTTTTGTGGCTGAGCAAGAACGCAGTATCCCGACGATGACCGATAGCCCGGACAAAGGTCTGATGATGCTGGAAGAACTCTTCTACAAAGCTAAGAAGCTGCTGGGGCATGACGTTGACAGTCCGAACGTGAAGATCCTGAAGACTGCCGCACCGTCACTGGCGACACCATCGTTGCCACCGCTACCGGGCGCGCCGTCATTACCACCGAAGCTGCCGGGTGCACCAGGTTTACCACCATTGCCGAAACTGTAAGGACTTAAAATGGATGCTCGCGATTACACCTACGACATAGAGACGTACCCGAATACGTTTACCTTCAGTGCTCGTCACGTTGCGACAGGTAACCGTTATCGCTACGAAATCTCTGACCGCCGCGATGACCGGGAGAAGATGTTCTACTTCCTGAACTACCTGCGGAATAACGATCAGCGTATGGTGGGATTCAACAACCTGTGGTTCGACTGGGAAGTGGTCCAGTGGATCTATGAGAATCCCTGGTGTTCAGTCGCGGGTATCTACAATAAGGCCATGTCCCGCATCAAAGGTGATAACACCTATCCGATGTGGGCCGACGCTCGCCTCGTCAAGCAGATTGACCTGCTGAAGATTCACCACTATGACAACAAGGCGAAGGCAACCAGCCTGAAGTCGCTTGAGATTGCCATGCGCATGAAGCAGGTGGAAGACCTGCCGTTCCCGGTCGGTACCCATCTCACCAACGAACAAAAAGATATTCTGTGGGTGTACAACGATCATGACGTTGATGCCACCACTGACTTCTATATCAAGTCCTATGACATGATTGCGTTCCGTGAAGAACTATCCGAGAAATACGGGTCGGACTTCATGAACCTGAACGATACGAAGATCGGCAGTGAGGTATTGATTCACGCCCTGGAGAAAGCCGGGGTACAGTGCTACGGCAAACTCGGTGGCAAGCGTGTACCGCGCCAGACTCCGCGCTCACAAATCGTACTGGCCGAGTGCATCCTACCTTACATCCGTCTGGAACATCCGGCATTCCAGATGGTGCAAAACTATCTGATGGCGCAGACAATCAAGGAAACTAAGGGTGTGTTCTCCGACATCCGGTGTACACCTGAGATGGTTAAGTGGATGGACCCGAAGCGTGTGAAGGTCTGGCTGAAGGGTGTTAAGAAGCCGCGCCGCCTGGCGCACCTCCCGGCTGATGTCGACCTGACCGGGGCAAAGTTTGTAGCGGTCAGTTTGCACTGTCGCATCGACGGTTTCAACTATGACTTCGGTACCGGGGGATTGCACGCATCACTACACCGCCAGATTGTGCGTACCGGTAACGGCTTTACCATCGTCGACCTGGACGTGGCAAGTTACTATCCGAACCTGTCAATCAAGAACCGCATCTTCCCGGCGCACCTGTCGGAAGTTTACTGTGACGTATCGGAGTTCTTGTTCAACGAACGTAACCGCGTAGGTAAAAAGACAATGATGGGTGGCGCGTATAAGCTGGCCCTCAACGGTACGTACGGTAACAGCAACAACGAATACAGCGTGTTCTATGACCCGATGTACACCATGAAGATCACAATCAACGGGCAGCTTTCTCTGTGTATGCTGGTTGAGCAATTACTGAAGGTGCCGGGGTTACAGATGATTCAGTGTAACACTGACGGTATCACCTTCCATTGCCCGGACCAGTACCTGGAGCACGCCAACGATCTGCGCGTGTGGTGGGAGCAGGTTACCAAACTGGAACTGGAAGAGAACCGCTATGACCGCTTCTTTATCCGTGACGTGAACTCGTACATCGCTGAGTACAGCGAAGGTTACTACAATCCTGAGAAGCCAGACAGCCGCTACAAGCGTAAAGGTGCATACGAATACAAACGTGAGTGGCATAAAGATCACTCGGCCCTGGTGGTGCAGAAGGCGGTTGAAGCGCGCATGGTCCACGGTGCTGACATGACGTCGTTCATCATCAACCACCGTGACGAGTTCGACTTCATGATCCGTGGCAAGGTCAACCGTGACTCGTCGTTGCATCTGGTTTACCCGGACGGCCACGAAGAGAAGTTGTCCAACACTATCCGGTATTACGTCACGCAGTCCGGCGGCAGCCTGGTTAAGCGCACGGCACCGAAGGGTACGCCCGGAACGTGGAAGCGTAAGAACAAAATCACTGACCAGTATTACGACAGTGTTATTGCTGAACTGCTGGCTGATCCGGCGACACCGTTCCTCAAGCTGGACGCTGCCGGGGTACCGCACGACGAGCGCATCCACACGAAGAATAAAAGTCAGTGGGGTCTGGTAACCGAGGCCAACATGTGTTCCGGTCAGACCGTGGCCGACTGTAGCGACTTCAGCAAGTTCGACTGGAGCAAGGTTAACTATCTGTGGTACGTGTTCGAAGCGTGCAAATTATTAATTGTCGACAAAAAGACTTGACGGTGAATTACTGGCGGGGTACATTAGCCCCGTCAAGTAAACCAGTTAGGAAAATACAAATGGCTATCTTATGGCTTAACGATTTACGGAAGTGTGACGAGCACGGTCATTACAGTGCTAAACGGTGGGGCGAGAAATGCCCTGTGTGTAGTGGGAAAGTTGGTCGTAAAAAGGGGAATGAAAAAGATGAATGAAGAAAAACTGATCAGCAATATGACAGTTGGCAAACATGGTGAGCCTGCAAACGGTAAATCTATTCCGGCAATTATGGGTGTTGAAAGTAGCGAATCAACCAGCACCGAACTGTACCGCAGTATCCCGTTCGCTATCCTGCAACGTCGCATCCACCGTCAGAATCGTCAGATGGGTTGGTGGGATAAGCCGCGTGAGATGGGTACTCTGTTGTGCCTGGTGCACAGTGAGATCTCTGAAGCGATGGAAGGTGCCCGTAAGAACCTGATGGATGACCACCTGCCTCACCGCTCCATGCTGGAAGTGGAACTGGCCGACGCAATCATCCGCATCCTCGACATCGCCGAAAGCGAAAACCTGGATGTGATCGGGGCCATCATTGAGAAGGTTGCTTACAACCGTAAGCGTGCCGATCATCAACCCGGCGCTCGCGCTGAAGCACATGGGAAGAAATTCTGATGGCTAATCAAACTTTAACAAGTTGGTGTGCTGGTTGCGGTACATTTCACAAAGCTGACGAATGTCCGTGGAAGCCTGCGGTCAGTGGTGTGTATGAACACACGTATACACCCAACGCGCCGCACGTTACGTCACCCAACCTTTCTAACCGACATTACCACACGATCACCACGGCTAAAGAATGTTCGCAGTGTGGTGGACCACATTCGGTGGTGTTCTGCCCGAAGGGTACTTATGCGAAAGCTAGTCCGGCTGTATTCAAAGCTGATCCTGCGGTCGAACATGTACCGCTGAAAGACACGCCTGTCAATCCGTGGGACAACCAGGTGGGCGGTCAGCACTATAAGGAAGGTATCCAGCCTTTCGAATATGCAATGGCGAACAACCTGAACAGTCTGGAGTTCAGCGTGGTCAAATACCTGCGCAAGAAAGGCGACAAGGCTGACCGCATTAAGGATTTGAACAAGGCGAAAGACTGCCTGGAAAAATTAATCTGGTGGGAAGAACATGACGGCAAAATTTAAAGTCACCGCGTTCACGGTCGAGAAGGAACTCGACCTGTCGAAGCCGAATGAGGATGCGTACTTCAAACCGTGCACTGCCGGGAACGAAGAAAGCATTGGCCTCATCGCGGCTAACCCTATGCAGGATGAGATGACCTGGGTACACAACGGTATCACCTTCCTGCAATTCCAGTACCAGAAACGCAAGGTACCGGACAAGTGGTTGCGTGCTGAGTTCGCTCGCCGCACCAAAGATAAAACCTTCAACCGTGATGAGGCCAACGCTATCTATGAGCAAGTTAAAGCAGAAATGTGGGAGAATGTACTTCCTTCTAACGACTACGGCTGGGTGGCGTATGATCCAGATCGAGATGCTCTTTTTGTGGGCGCTTCTCCCCGTGTGGTTGAAAAGGTTACGCAACTCTTACGCCAGGCGTTTAACAGCCTGCCGATCGAAAGTTATCTCCAGCCTACGGCGTTTTGTCAAATGGTACGAGCTACGCTGAACATCGACAGGGAAGATGAGCATCCTCTGGAACTGGGCGACAGCCTGGACCTGTACGGTGCTTTCAAAGCTACGGCAACCTTCCGCAAAATGGACAACCTGTCAGGTAACGACAAGGTGTTTTCCACGCTGAAGGACTTCCCGAATGTGCAGGCGGCCAACTTCTCGTACGCTGGTGACGAAGGTTACTTCGCGTGTACCCGGTACACCGACATGGTGGTACCTTACGACAAGGACAAGGAGCTTGATGACTGCGGCGACATCCTGTTGCAGTACGACAAGGCCAGTCGTTATCTTGACATCCTCGCTGAAGTTTGCGAGCCATACGTAACTGAGAAAGGAGCGAAGCTATGAGTACAGTACGCGAAATCATTGAAGAGATTATCCGGGTCGAAGGTGGATACGTGGACCATCCGAATGATCCGGGCGGTGCCACCAAATACGGAATTACCGAGAAGGTTGCTCGCAACGCCGGGTACAAAGGTCACATGAAAGATTTGCCGCAATCTACAGCGTATGAGATTTACTACAACGATTATGTAGTGAACACCGGATTCTACGTGGTGGCGGAACTCGACTCAGCAATCGGTGCTGAAGTGGTAGACACTGGCGTGAACATGGGTCCGGCGGTGGCTGGTAAATTCCTCCAGCGTGCGCTCAACGCCGCGTCAGGCGCTGGCCTAGTAGTGGATGGTAAGGTCGGTAAACGTACGATTAATGCCCTGGACGATTTCCTGCGGTTGCGTGGTAGCGCTGGTACGAAAGTATTATTGAAAATGCTTAACAGCCTACAGTGTGTGCGGTATATTGAGCTTACCGAAAGTAACGCCAAAAATCGCTCATTCATTTATGGATGGGTCGCCAACCGCGTGAACATCTAAGCGGCCAGTCGAGGTCGTCAATCCTGGCAAGGACGCCAATATAAGGAGCTTCACAGATGGACAAATCCAAAGCGCTGCATGACGCTGGTATCACTATCGGTATCGCCGTTACTACCGTGTTGACCACGGTACCTGATGCAGCATTAGTAGTGTGGCAGACTGCCCCGCATTTATTCCAGGCTGTGGTACCGGAAGAATATCTCCCGGTCGTGTCTGGTGTCATTACTTTACTGGTGGCGATCAGTCGCGTCATCAAAGCTAAGAAAGCTAAGGCGGAGAAGAATGGCTAAGGGACTCCGTATTACCAGACGTGAAGGTCAGAGCGTCTACATCGGTAACGATATTGTCGTGACGGTAGAGAACTCTGAGAATGGTAACGTCGGTCTACGTATTTCCGCACCACCGGATGTAGGCATTCACCGCGATCTCAATCGCGTACCTGTCGAACTGAAGATTGCAGCGAGTATCAAAAAGGGGCGTTAAGCCCCTTTGTTTTTCAATCGTTCCACCTCTTCCCTCAAGTGCTCGATAGTCTGTTCCGCCTTCGCCAGCTTCGACGACAACACAACAATCCTTTCGTTCGTGGCCTCTTCCGCTGCCTCCTTCTTACGTTCGTGGTGAAGATTCAACGCATGGCGTACCAGGTTGAATAACACTGCGATCGCAATGAAAGGTAACGGAGCGTCCACCGGGATTGAACTAAGTTCGAACATGTGCCAACTCCCATAAAGTGACGCCAGCGGTAGACCAGAAAATCAGGATGGGAACTACTCCGACTGCGGCGGCTTGTGCGGCCATGCCGAGATAACACCAGAAGATACAACTGAAGAACGCTACACACCAGTGGCTGAATGTTCCCATCCATCGCTCAGGGTTGCGGGAGATATAGATCTGAGCGCCACCAATTACAATGCCTGAGAATACCCACCATGCGCCAGGCATGATACCAGTTAACTCATCAATAATGACTGGCTGTTTGAATACTGCCGCCACGATTGACCACGTTAATGTCACCATGCCGACAAGCATTTCCACTCTGATTTGCTTGTTCATGTTGTAATATCCCATGTCCATATGAAATGCTCCATGCCCTTAGAACTCCCACCAAAAGCATAGCACAAAAAAAAGCCCTAACCAAAGTGGAAAGGGCGCGCTATCAATTTACAGGGAATGTCATCGAGATCTAAATATTAAAACAACATCCAATATTTGTCACTCAATTCTTTCGCCAGTTCGTTCTTCTTAACCTGTAAGGCGTCCAGTTCCGCACGCTTCGCTTCAGGTGACATACTGTCGTTCGCGTAAATCTCTTTCGTCTGGCGGTTGTACTTCTGCATCCGGGCAACGCCTTTCTCAATTGACTTACGGGCAGACAACACGCTGGCCTTCTCGGTCTTGAACTCCCGATACGCCTGCATGTTCTTCTGGTCTTTGTACGCCTTCAGGGTACCGTACGTTTGACCAGCCTTCTCGCTCATCTGGTACAGACGGTCGGTGTATTTGTCGCCGGACACACCGCCACGTACGAAAGTTTTTACCACCGGGTAATCAAAATCCTTTTTAGCCGGGGCAACTTTTTCGGTACCCGTTCCTTTGCGGTAGGCCACGTCCGTTACGCCGATGATGTACTGACCGACTGTTCCGGTGTAACCTTCAATCATATGCTGGAGACGCAGCGGACTACGCATCCATTCCGGGGCAGCTTCAGGTAACGCCTTACTCACATCCTTAATCCATTCCGGCGTCGTGGTGCTGTACTGCTGGTTAGCTTCCAGACGTTGCAGTGACTGCGGTACAACCGGACGCTGAGTAAAGCTGTTCATGTTGGTCTGGTCTTCGTAGATTGGCTTGAAGAATTGAGGCCAGTCCATCGCGAAGGTGTTACCCAGCATGAAGCCCATGCGTGCACCGAACATACGGTCATCACGGTACAGCGCTTCGAATGCACGCTCAGGGATAGTGCCGAACAGTGCTCCCAGTTCGAACGGTTTCGGGATACGGTAGCGAGTGTCGCCAGCGAAGATGATCCAGAAGGAATCACGTTCGTGTTCCGGCAGCGCCCAGTAACGTTCGTCGTCTGCGTTGATTGCCATAAGGGCCATCGTTGCACCAACAAGCAGAGCACCTTTTAGCATGAAGGCTTTCGGGTTCTCTTTACCACCGCGCACCATACGGTCCAGACCCTGTACACGGGCATTCAGGAACGGGGTGATCGCCATGACCGCTTTGGTCAAACGACTGCTACCACGGCGGCTGAAGTTCAGCACATCGTTAGACTGGTATGCCGCTTCCACCGGATCCCCAGTGTGCTTCAGGACATCTTCGTACACACCCATGCGCGTGGCCTGTTCAGATGCGGTCAGCAACTTGCTGTACATTTCCCACAGCTTCTTCGGTGAGTTAATGATGGTGCCGCCTTTCTCCAGCTTGCGCAGGTTTTTGGCAACCGACTCTGGACGTGAGTTGTCATAACCACCCATCATGCCGCCAGCCACATGGTAATCGACAGTCATGTTATCGTTACGGATAGAACGCATCGCACCCTGGAACGCTTTAAAGAACGGACGGAATGTCAGTACATCTTTGACAATCGTTGACGTCTCGTTGCGGCCAGTTGCTTTAGCCATCTGCACATAGTTACCCATCACGTCACGTACGAAGTTGGTCATAACGAAGTTAGGCGTTGACGTCACGGCTGCGGTGAACACACGCTTAGGCCAGCCGAGAATGTTGATGAGGGTATCAACGGCTTCCGGGCCAACACCTGCGATAGCTTCCAACAACTGAGGATCCGTCACTTCGTAATACTTCGGCTTACCACCTTCACGCACGGAGATAATGTTAGCGCCCTGCGGTGCTACTGCGGTGAACAGGTTGGAGTATTGCGCCATCTGCTCAGCGGTCATACCTTCAACCTTCAGACCCAGGTTGGTCAGCGCACGTTTCATCTGCTCGTTGCTGATGCCGACTGGCTTGAAGTTATGCGGTACTTCTTCCAGCGCTGCGTTGATGGTGATGTCACGCACCTTCTGCATGGCCGCGTTCTTGTAGCCGGAGGTGATCATGTGGTTAACGTTACGCGCCATGTTCTCCAGAATGTCCATCTTACCAGCGCCACCTTTCAGACGGCGGATACCGGAAGACTGATCAGCGAGGCCACGTTTTCCAGACGGTGCTGTCACACGGTCCACTTCCTCATCCACACGGTAGAACGGAACGTAGTCATCGGACTCGAACAGTTTACGCTGCTCAGGATCCACGATGCCAGTTTGCTCACCGAAGTCGAGGATAGCTTTGTTGAACTCACGCCAGTCTTTGTGTGCCTGGTTGAACACCTTACGCATTTCCGGGCGACGGTTAACATAGTCGATGATGTCTTTAATCTGCTTCTCGGTATACAGGTTTTCGCGGCCTTCTTCCATCAAGCGCTTAGCACGCACAGCACCCGCCCAGTATTCCCACACTGGCAGCATGTTACCTTTCATCTCCAGCACTGGCTTGAAGATTTCGGTGAAGCCTTTGGTGTTCTTGTTCAGGCTGATGCCGCCGTCTTTGTATACCGGAGCGCCGTGGTTCATTGCGACGGCCACGGTGCTGTTCACGTTCTTCGCCAGCATTGCCATCTTGTACGCTGACTCTTTACCCTGACGCAGTTCACCATTGTTGCCAGCCTTCTCATATTTGGCGATGGTGTACAGGTCATCCACGCCTTTCTGATACAAGCCTTCCATCGTCAGACCGTTGTCTTTCATGATGTCTTTGATGCGCTGGAACAGAGAGCGGTCATCGCGGTACATGGTGTCACGCATACCCTGCTTGATGTCTTCGTCCACTTCCGCAGACTCGATGTCATTTTTCTTTTTCAGGCTGGCGGCAAAGTTCTTCGGCGCGCTGTATTGCATCGGCGGCAGAGACTTACGCACGTCGTCACGGTTGACAGTGTTGTCACGCAGGTACTGAGCATTGGCCTGAATAAGCTGGCGTACTGACTCCATGCTGGCGCGACCGTCAATCAGTTTGGCTTTAATCATCAACTGACGCAGAGCTTCAATCACGCGGGTAATGACGTTGGACTTCTCCAGGATAGCCGGGTTTTCTGCCGCCAGCGCCAGGACTTCTTCAGCCATCATGCGTTGTGCGTCAGGTGAGTTCATGTCATACAGGTCGCTGTATTGCTCGCGTACAGTTTTGAAATACTTCGCCAGCGCCGGGGACTTATCAGCGGCCAGGATTTTATCCATCTCAGCGTCGTATTCCGGTTTAGACAGGCGAGCGCGCAGGCCGTAGTGCACGATGATTTCGTGACGCAACAGCGCTTCCACTTCTTCCTTGCTGGTCAGGTTTTCAGAGATCAGCTTGGCGCTCACGTTGCCAGCATCGTAGAAGCCGAGCAGTACGCTACCTTCCGGCAGGTCGATACCCATGTCTTCCTGACGCTGCATGACGGACATGTTGATTGCCTGCGCACCTTTGAACTTCTTCAGGAAGTCGGTAGCAACCACAGCCACATCTTCAGGTGACATCCCTTTCTTCTCGGTCGCAGGCTTAACGCTGGCCGCGCCGGACTGCTTGTCGATCTTACGCTTAGCGTAATCCTTGCCGAAAATCTCACGACGACCTTGTGAGTCTTCGGTAGCCAGGTACGTGTCGTGAATAGACTTGACGGTGAACGTCTCGCCGTCTTCCTCGAAAGTTTTACCTACCAGCGTGTGATAGTCGACGTTCGGGGTAACGTCCGGCTTGTCAGTCTTCTTCGGTACGCGAGCTTCTTTGTAGGCCACGTAATGTCTGGCTGGTGCCGACATGTCACGGGAGTCAACTTTATCGCCACGGGCATACGCACGGTCGATGGTTTCCTTCAGGGTAATGCCGTCCGGTTGCATCTTCTCCAGGGCGCGAATGTAGTTGCGACGTACCAGCGGTTTCATACCACGCGTGAAATCTTCCAGTGACTTCTCGAAAGACTCAGCGCGTGCGGAAGACTTCTCACGCAGGCGGTCAGCCGTCGCCTGACTTTCTTTGCTCAGACCTTTAGGTGACTGCTCAGCGATACTGGACATACGGTCTTCCAGTTCCTTGCGCATGGCCGCGCGAGTCTTACCCTTCAGTGGCGCGTACAGATGGCGGTACTGTTCATCAACCTGATTACTAGCGTGAGACATGTTTTCGCGCAGTTTGTTTAGCGGACGCTTGGTATCGTTCAGTGAATGCAGCATACCTTGCAGCGTGTTAGCTACAATACGTTCCTCCATCGACATCGCTTTACGTGCGCCTTTAGGTGGAGCATCCATCACGTTGGTGTCACCAATGCGACGAATCATGATGTCGCCATTGTCCAGCACGAAGCGACGACCTTGCACGCCAGTAATCTTGCGGACTTCACCGTGGGAGTCTTTCGCATACTTCCCGTCCAGGTCGGTACCTTCCACTGGTTCAAAACCAACACGACCTTCAACGTCGGTAACGCGAGTGGACTCACCTTCAATTGCGGCGTTGTCCTTCTCCTTCTCAGCGATCATCTCACCCAGGTCACGCTGAACTTCGGCAGACTGCGCCAGTACATCGTCGGTCGCCTGCTGTGCATCGGTAACCATCTCACCCAGGTTGCGCTCATCTTCGAACTCTACAGGGGCCAGGTCGTAACGCTCACGGGCGTCTTTGGTTTCCTGGGATACACGCTTCATACCTTCCGGTACCACAGACGGCACGTTGATTTCACGGGCATCAACAATGTGACCGTTGCCGTTCTCATCAACCAGACGTACAGCACGGCCCTGGAATTTATCGACGGAATACTCCTTGCCGTTCCAGTTCACTTTATTGCCGACGTCAACGCCACGCTCGTTGGCTTCCTTCAGGATCTTGTTGGTGACCTGAATAGCTGGCGGCTTCTTACCCGGTAACGCCGGACGCACGGATTCACGCTCAACGTATTTGGCTACAGCCTCGTCACCTTTCGCCTTCAGTTCTGCCTGACGTGCTTCTTCGGCGGCCAGTGCTTCTGTATCGACTTCTGGCGCGGCTTTCTTTTTGGTACGGGCAAACAGTGCTGGCTTCGGTTTAACCTCGGCAGCGGCTGGCTCAGCGGCAGGAACGGTAGGTTCCAGTGCAGCGGCTACGTCAATCTGCGGTAACGCAGGCGGAGTCACTTCAGCTTTAGGCGGCAGTGCTGGCGGTACCACAGCTTCAGTAACCTGCGGCGGCAGTGCTGGCGCTTCCAGTTTCTGCTGGACTGCTGCCAGTACCGGAGACTCTTCAGCCGCACCGCGTGGATTGTAGCCAGTGGCCTCTTTAACCTGCGCAACTGGACCGGGCATAGCGATGGTGGAAGTTTGCCCCGGAGACGGCAGACCTTTAGTCTCGCCCGGAAGCGGACCAATGTCACCCTGCGCTACCTGCTGCTGTACCATCTGTGCTACAGACTGCGGTGCGTTAGTGGCGCTTGCCTTGTTCGCATAGTAGATGGAGTCCGGGGAGTCGAACAGTTCGCTGACCATCTGATCCATAGCGTCGACTTCACCGACTTCACGGGATGCGGCCATCGCTTCAGCCGGAGACATACCCTGGGCGCGCGCTTCCATGTAGGCAGACTTGCGAGCTTCAGTGATTGCAGGAGATGCCTGTTCAACCATCTGGTCCAGCACGTCACCGCCGCCCATCTCAGCACGCACAGCGTCGTACTCGTTCGGGTCCACGCCTTCTACCGCCTGACCGGACTCAGCCGCAGCGTCACCGATAGCGTTGTTAACAGAGCGGTTATCCTTCCAGTCTTTGACCATGCCGGGAGCTTGCACCGCGCCATGCAGCACGCCACCTACGCCAGCACCAGTTACACCGGAGAACGCCACGTCATTCAGGAACTGGCCTACCGTCATATCTTCGTCAAGCACACCAATGTCGTAACCGTTCTGGATAGCCTGGGTAGCGGACTCCTGGATACCTTCAGCCATTGCAGACTTACCGAGGTCAGTCAGGCTAGTCGCACCCTTCTTCATGATGAGGCCCAGCGGTACCGCTTCAGTGATTGGTTCCAGTGCGGCGAACATGGTAGCGCGGTTATCGGCTTCTGCCGGAGACAGACCTTTGTCGATTGAGTCCTGATAGTAGGAACCGTACGCCTGACCAGTCATCTCAGCGAGGCCAGCGACCGGACGCTTCAACAGGATGGACGTCAGGATTGCCGGAGACATGTCCTGCGCGCCAGTGAGGATTGTGGATACCAGGTTTTTAGCTGACCACTCGTCACCAGTCTTCGGTGCAGTTTTGGCAATCTCGTTTGACAGGCGAAGACCTTCATCACGCGCGGCAACAAAGTCGGCATCCTTATTCAGTTCTGCGGCCTTCGCTTTATCAATAGCGGCGTAGAGAGCTTTATTCTTTTGCAGTTTGGTCGCATACGTGTCGCCTTCGGCAGCGGTAAAGGTAGCCGGGTCAATCCCCAGTTCGGCAGCATATGACGGATCGTTACGCAGGCGTTCAGCCAGCACCCCGTCAGTCAGGTCTTGACCTTTAACGGCCACGCCTTGTTTGATACCCTGCCATGAACGTTGCATACGCTCAGGCATCGCGGCGAGAGATTTGTAAATTACGTCGCCCCAGCTATCTTCTTTTGCTGGTTCTGTGACAGCCTTCTCATTTCCAATACCGGAAAAGTCTACGTCGCTCAGGTCAAAGTTAACCGTCGACAGGTCAATAGCAGGTGCAGTCTTTTCAGACTTCTTCGTTGCAGGTTGTTGATTTGGCTGGGATAAGTCCAGTCCAGAAAGGTCGATGTTACTAGCCATTAGAAATGCTCCCCCTTGTTGATAGGGGAAGCATAGCACATTTATTTGAACATTGGTGCATATTGCGGATTAGCACGAATGGCCGCCGCGATTTGGTCATCGGATGCGTCAGGGTACTTCTCCTTAACGCGAGCGATCATGGCTTGCTGGTTAGCGGTGTATCCTTTCTCAGCTTCCTTAGTCGCCAGATCTGCGCCCTCCTGGAACTTAGGACCGCTGCCCGGTAACTCTTCATTGCTGCCGCCACCTTTGTTCTTGTTGAGATACTCCTGCTTGTAGGCTTCTTCAGCTTTGGTGCGACTACCACCATAATCTTTGAAGTCTTCCTTATCGGATGACAGGAGGCCAGCTTGCTCACTGACACGCTTCTTAGCATATGCTGCGGCGTCGGACTCACGCTGTGCTTTGCTGGATTTGGTGTCAGCGTCGCCACCCGGCAGATCGTCAATGGCTTTAACCTGTACGGTACCGTCACGATAGGTAAAGATCATACGACCCGTCATGTTGCCGTCTTCGTCTTTCTCCATCTGCGGTGTACCTTGCAGACGCTTACCGTTCGGACCAACACCATCGCTACCAGCCTGAGCCGCGCGTGACTTAGCATTCTCGCCAGCCTGGAATGCCTGCGATGCCTGACGCTCGGAAGACTGGAAGTCACGGTCTTTCTGCTTCTCGGCAGAGTTGTAAGCCTGAGTATCCTTACGCTCGGACGTACCGTAAGCCTGACTGGCCTCACGCTCGGACGTCTGGTACTTCTGCTGGAGCGCCATCATTTTCAGTTCGCGTGCTTCTGCCAGACGAGCTTTTTCTTCGTCACGAATTTCAGTCGCGCGGTTACCTGCCGCTTCACCTGCTGCACCTGCAAACATTGCCGCCAGTGCTTCACCGATACTCATTACGCGCCTCCCATTGCAGCGGCCATGCCCTGCGGTTTCTCTGCCATATCAACATCGGTCTGTGCTTCCATCTCTTCAGCGCTGTCGTCCGGTGCGCCCATTTCTTCAACTTCTTCGATGGCATCCTCGGCACCTTCCTCAGCGATTTCCTGAGCGTTCGGCGATGCGTTGATGACAGCCTTAACGATGTCGGCGTATTCCTGTTTCTCTTCAGGTGCCATCTGGTTACCGCCCTGGGCGATGAGAACTTCCAGACCAATCAGTGCGCCAGCGTCTGCGGTATCGTCCGCTTCTTCCGGGGAGATCAGTTTCAGCATAAGCGCCAGATCAGTAAGCTGACTCGACGTCTCTGCGGCAGCACCCACGATAACCACAGGCGGGAATGAACCACCGTTAGTTCTGGCAGCGGCAGTAGCCATCATAAGATAGAAGCCAGTGAACTTGCCGACAACCTCGGCTGGCTCAGAGTCATCTTCCATCAACTGTGCAGACACCTGGTCGGCACCCTGACCTTCCCAAATCTCGGAAGAGATCAGCGCCATAACTTTGTTATAGAGCTTCTCCATTTCCGCAGGGTCATCGCCGCCCATACGCAACGTCTTCTGGTCCATTGGTTGAGTCTGTGGTGCCTGCGTTTCCTGCTGCGGAGGCTGGCCGCCCATACTCATTGCATCCATCATTGACATAATTCGCCCCTTAATTTATTGACCGATAGACTTTAACACACGTTGCTGTACGGAAGCCAGATTAACCGGAGTCCGGTTTCCCTGCCATGCGTTCTGCTTGGAGGCCACGGGTTGAACGTCACTGGAGTCAGCGAATTGTTTGCCTGTGGCACTCTTCATTGCCGCAGCCATACCCTGATCGGTGTTACCCATACCCTGACCAGCTTTGGATGCTTCGGTACCACCACGCACACGGGTATCGGTACCCACGCGAGTCTGTGATGTTGAACCACGGTAGCGCACGGCTTCAGTAGAGTTGCCACTACTGTTACTACCGGAGCTTGCCGTGTTGATGGGGGTACCATCTTCGTTACGCTGTGACGCCGGGACAACACCCTGTGACGCTTTGGTATCAGCGTTCTGAGGCTTGTAACCTGTGGTATCCGCGTTCCGGGCAACGTTACGTTCACCTGCGGCCCAGTCAGCTTCCGCCTTTTTCCAGGCTGCGTTGTGGCTCATACCGTTGGCTTTGTATGCCTGTACTGCGTCAGCGTAGTATTTCTGCTGATCGATATATTCCTGACTAACGCCCATTAGATGATGCTCCCTAAGTTGAGGTTGTCCACTTTACGCTGCTCGCTGAAATCGTCAGCCGCCTGGAAGCCAGCGCCCGGTTGAGCGGCGGCGCTCATGGATGACATCATGTTGCTGCTATTGTTGGTACCGGAACTAGCACCAGTCGCATCGTACTGATCGGAACTGCTGGTACCCGCCTGCTGACCGAACGTAGCGCGGTTGGCAATCTGCTGTGGTGTAGCGGCCATCGCTTGCGGGTTAGCTGCTTTGGCCGCCTGATCGTTAGCAATACCCAGCGCGAAGCCAGCCAGTGCGGAACCGATAGGACCGCCGAGAATACCGCCAGCCAGGCTTGCAGCCATGCTCACAGTTTTGCTGGGACCGACGCTGTTAGCCCACGCCTTACCAACGTTGTGGTTAGCGCTCAGGTCGCTACCTTCAGTCGGTGCTGCCGCTGCTGTCAGTTTACTGGCAAGATTGCCTACGAGACTACCAGCCATACCGAGGCCGCCCATTGTTGCTGCGGTGGTCTTAGCGTTAGCTGTGTCACGGAAACCTTGATCGCGTGCTGCCAGGTTCGCAGCGGCTGAATGGCTTTCGCTGTCAATGCCTGCAACGTCGGACGCCGACAAAGTACCTTGTGGTGCGCTGGTTGACGGTGCGGCTGCTGCGGTGCGTGAAGAACGTGCGCTATCCACCGCCGACTTCAGACCGCCCATGAGGCTGCCGCCAGTCTGCTTAGAGTCACCTGCCGCTGCCGCCGTTGCGCCTGCCGCTGCTGCGCCTGCTGAAGCCCCACTGGCCGCATTGCTCGACGCAGCGTTACCTTTGCTGTTACCCGCGTTATTGCTGCCGCCGTTGCTACCACCGAGGCCACCGCCTAAGCCGCCGCCACGCGAAGATGCGCCAGCCGATAAGCTGCCGTTGCCACGGGTTGATGAGCTACCTGCGGTACCGCCTTGTGCCTGTGCCATTATTTAACTCCTTGCTTCATTGCGTCGGCCATGCTGCCTGACAGTAACGCAGAGTTAGCCTGCTGCCCCGGAGGGATAGAGTTGTCGTAACTGTCGATGACACCGTGCGTATCATTCCAGCGACGCTGCTCGTTCTCCTGCTGCTTCTGCATCAATTTCATTTGCTGGTTACCCTGCTTGTACTGCATGTAAGCACCGTAACCTTTTGCAGCACCGGAGATTAAATCCAGTGCCGCCTTGTTGTTGCTCAGCCAGTTGAAAGCGCTGGACGCCGTATCGAGAAAACTACCGAAGAAACTCATAGCCGCCCCTTATTTCAGTTTGTCGGACCAGGATGTAACGTTACCATAAAGTGACTGCAAATACTTCAGGTCATTGTTACGGTTGCTCAGTTCCTGCGAGATCAGCTTGTTCTTCTGGTCCGTGGTCAAATCCGGGTTGGAAGAAATATTGTTGATGTTCACCGAACTGTTGTTTAACAGGTTGTTCACCGAGTCCGTATAGCTGCCACGGGCGTTAGCCTGAATAGACGTTGCGAACTGTGCGGCGTCCTGCTTCAGCTTGGCGTTCTCCAGACCGAGGTTGGCGTTGAACTCAAACTGTTGTTGCTTCAGGGAATCTTTAAACTGCGACGCCTGATTCTTAATCTGCTCGGCAGCCTGCGCTTCCGTCACTTTACCGGAGCGGATTTGCTCGGCCAGGCTTTGGCTGAACTGTGACGCCTGGTTGTTGATCTGCTGCTGGGCTTGCTGCTCGCTGACCTTACCGGAACGAATCTGTTCTTCTAAAGACTGTGCGAACTGTGACGCCTGGTTGGTGATTTGCTGTTGTCCTTGCCCTTCTTGCACCAGGGCGGCACGTTCGGCTTCTGTCAATTGACGATCCGTCTGACCTTCTTGTACCTGCTTGGCGCGTTCAGCTTCCGTCTGGCTGCGATTGTACTGCGCTTGACCTTGCGACTGGGTAGCCATCTGTGACGCCATGTTTTGTGCAGCCGCATCCGTGGCCGCCTGACCCATGCCGACAGCCATAGACGAGTTACCCATACCGCGACGTGCTGCCTGACGCTGGGCCGTAGCCGCTGCCTGCTGCATCATCGGGCTATTCTGTGCGGTCAACTGGCTGTACGCCTGGTCCACAGTCTGGTAGTTGTTGGCGGCGTTGGCGTTATTGTTGTTTGCTACGGCACCATTGGTCACCTGCTGCGGTGCTGGCTGTGACGCAACGGGTACCGCCTGCTGCTGCTGCGGCTGTTGCTGCTGCTGCTGAGCCTGTGCCGCCTGCGCCATTGACGAGGCCACATTCGACTGCTGTGACGCGTCGTTCTGAATGTTGCTCGCACCCAGCGCACCGGACGTGGACGAAGGGGTGCTCGTAGCGAGCACCTGATCCGGCTGGTTAGTAGTGGTGCTATCCGACTGTGCCGGGTTAGTTAATCCTGACATTATGCGCTCCTGTACCATGCAACTAAGATTAGAGACGATTCTACCACGCCAAAGGACGTACCGGAACCAGTGTTGCTTAACGACAATGTGGCACTATGTCCGTGACTGCCGTAAGCCACTGTGTGGCTGTGCGCTCCCAAAGCTACAGTGTGCGTGTGACTGCCGACCGGGAAGGTGTGAGTGTGCGCACCTAAAGCTACAGTGTGCGTGTGCGCACCTAAAGCTACAGTGTGCGTGTGGTTACCAGCACTTGATGTGGTGACGTTACCCGCAGACGTCGAGTCGTTCGCTGCTGAGCGTATTCTCACTCCCGATCCGTCTGCGGTATACGCCGTAAACGTGTGACTGTGGCCGCCAGCACCACTGGTGGAAATCGCACCGGGATCGTAACCTGATGCCGTTTTGGTACCATAGTCGAAGCTGGATGTGGTCTTCGCTGCGATGGTAGTGTTAGCCAGAGTGTCGGTACCCAGGTCAACAGATGCCAGAGTGTCGGTACCCAGGTCGGTGCTGCTCACGGTACCCATTGTCACTGAATGGTTGTGCGAGGCCAGGTTGTTTGTCGAAAGTGTCACACTGTCAGCGCCTGTCGTTCCGTTAACGTCACTGCCCGTGGCGTTGGACATACGTAATGATGTCGACGCTGGTAAGCGTACCCATGTGGTACCCGGATACTTAACGTTAGGATCGATGTCAGCGTCAAAGAACTCGGTACAGCCGGGGAACAGTTCCAGTTCAAGAATAGCCGCCTGCACGCGGTCGAGAAAGTTCGGCGCGTTAACGATGTCGATAGCTTCCTGTGCGTAAGTTGCTGCGTCCGCCGCGCTACCTGCTGCTGCTGTTGCGGAGTTTGCCGCCGCCGTTGCGCTGGCGTCGGAAGCCGTCGCGGAGTTTGCCGCCGCCGTTGCGGAGTTTGCCGCCGCCGTTGCGCTTGACGCGGAGTTGACCGCAGAGGTGTTGGCTGCCGACGCAGAGTTTGCCGCAGACGTAGCGCTACCTGCTGCTGCCGACGCAGAGTTTGCCGCAGACGTAGCGCTACCTGCTGCTGCATCTTTGGACGCGGTAATAGCGTTTGCTGACGTGAGGGCGTTTGCCGCCGACGCTGCTGCTGCGTTACGCTCACTCAGTGCCGCAGCTTCACTGGCCGCCGCGAGTGCAGCTTTAGCCTGGGCGATTGAAAGCTGTTCGAAGGCGGTAGTGTAATAGCGTGCGCCCATCTCCAGAATCTGGAAACGCTCACCGTTGAATACGAAGGTATAGACACCTTCAGCAAACAGGTCACCTGCCGCCACAGCGCCGAACACAGACAGCGTGACGTCTTTAGCGGCCAGCCCGTTTACACTCAGGGTAGACGGTCCGGTAGACGCGTCATTGATTCGGAGCGCAACGTTACTCCCGGCAACATAGTCGGTATCAAAGTCATCCAGCGTGGCGATGTGATCATTCCCGGTACCCGTATCCGTTGAGTAGTTCAGGGTACCGGAAGTTAACTGGGAAGCAGGCGGGACCACCGAGAAAGCCTCGGTGATCTTTTCCATCTCACGGTTGTAGTCGAACGGGTCGACAATCGTACCCGCTTCAGCCGGATTGATAAAGTTGTAATATTGGTTACTCATGCGGTACGTCTCCAGCCGACAAGGATAGTAGAGTTTGCCACGATGCTGAAAGCCTGACCAGTACCCGTGTTACCGATGCTGGCTGTCACTGTATGGTTGTGACTTCCCACCGCTACGGTGTGACTGTGGCTTCCCACCGCTACAGTGTGACTGTGTGTACCCAACGACACGGTGTGTGTATGTGAGCCGATACCAACAGTGTGGTTGTGTGACGGTAGGTCGAACGTATGCGTGTGGTTACCAACGCTGGATGTGGCGACGTTACCCGCAGACGATGAGTCGTTTGCTGCTGATTTGAGCGATGGTGTAGTACCGGTACCGATAATAGCGGGTACTGTATGACTGTGACTACCTGCGGCGCTTGATGTGGCATTGCCGTAATCGTAGCTGGATGACGTAAGGTTACCGTAGTCAAAGCTGGATGACGTAAGGTTACCGTAGTCTTTGGTGCTGGATGTTTTGGTACCGTAGTCAAAGCTGGTTGACGTCTTGTTACCCAAATCCGTACTGGCAATCGTCGCTGTACCCGTGTGACTGTGTGACGGGATGTTGGCTGTTACCAGTGTCACAGTGTCAGCACCTACCGTGGTCATGACGTCACTTGCGTCGGCCAGGGATGTGCGGATGCTTTGGGACACGGGCAGTCGTACCCAGGTGGTACCGGGATATTTGACATTAGGGTCAATGTTCAGCGCATAGAACTTGACGGTACCCACGTCCAGCGAACTGGTCAACAGGACACCCATCACCGCCGCTTTGAACGACGCGTCGCCGATAGCATTGAGTGCAGTCTGAGCACTGGCCGCTGCCTGAGTTGCGGAGTTTGCTGCTGCCGTAGCACTTGCTGCCGCTGCCGTAGCGCGAGTGTTAGCGGTACTGGCGCTGCCGGATGCTGCCGTGGCAGAGTTTGCCGCTGCCGTGGCGCTGCCGGATGCTGCCGTGGCGCTGCTGGCGGCGTTACCCGCAGATGTGTTTGCCGCAGACGCAGAGTTTGCGGCGTTGGTTGCAGATGTTGATGCGGCGCTGGCAGAGTTTGCAGCGGCGGTAACACCTGAAGATGCGGTACTGGCACTGGCTGCTGCGTTACTCGCGCTTGTCGCTGCGGCGCTGGCGCTGGCTGCTGCGTTTGTGGCGGACGTACCAGCGTTTGTGGCGGCAGTAGTTGCCTGGGTAGCTGCGGTCTGCGATGCGTTTACGGCACCGGAAACAGTGTTGACTACCTGGAAACGGGTACCATCATAACGGATGGAATAGATGGTACCTGCACGCAGATCATTAGCCACCAGTGGGCCGAGCGCGGTAGTCAGGTTGACGAGTGGCTTAGGGCCGAGTCCGTTAATGTTGAGCGTGGCCGCCCCGGTGTTGTTGACGTGAATGTTGAGCAACACCTGCATACCCGTGATGTAACCGAAGCTACCATCGAAGCGCGGGAGGGTTACTGTGTACGCCGTGGATGTACCCTGTGACCGGGCATAGTTTCCGGTGTTGGAGGCCAGCGCATCTGGCGACGGTAGAATGTCGAAAGCACGGGCGATCGCGGAGAAGTCACCGTTGTATTTGTTCGACTCCAGACGGTCGCCCGGTTCTACCGGGTCCATGTAGTTGAAATAAGTGTTAGCCATTATCGTACCTTTCTACGTGGTGACCATTCGAATGATAAATCCTCTGCGGTAAACTGCGGATGGATTCGTGACCGGATGTACAGCATGGTGCTGATGTCAAAACCTAAACCGTCAATGTCAGACGAGATTGTCGGGTTTTCCGTGGCATCCCAGTAGACTTGCCCCCACAGCGACAAATCCCAGCGTCCGCCGCCGGACACTAACAGGCCAGATTCGACCGATGCCTGCGGCGTGGATGCGCCTTTATTGTACGAGAAAACGACACGCGCGTTAAGGTAAGATTGAGCACGGATACTCATGTCCATACGGCGGTACCGCTTGCGAGTATCCGGGTCACCCTGGTTGGCGAAGGATGTGCGGAATACAGATGACCGTTCACCACCATCGTTACTGGCCCCTACGGAATCCTGATAGACGTATCCGGTGTCCGAAATGAAGAAGATACGACCGTACGGGTTGACCGCCGTACGCACCGTCAGACCGCCGTAGTCAAACATCGAGAAGCCGATCACATTCCCCTGGTTAGTGGAAAGGGCAATGTTGACGTCTCCCTCGAAATGTAGTCTGTACTGCCCTCGACTCTTCCTTGCCATTGCGCAAGTGCAGCGAGAATAGTTAGGTACGATGGTGTCTCGGATGATGTCGCTGATAGTACCGTCGCTAAAGTTACCAAATTGGTCAGTCCGGTCGATACTAATGATACCTGCCTGGGCGAGTACGAGTGATTGAGACTGGTACACCCCAGTAAATTTAGAGATACCAGTATGCTGAGTAATAACCTCTTTTTGCCAGTCATCGATGCTGCTCCCCTCAAGACTTTGGATGTCTTTCTCTGTACAAATAATAAGCGATTTTGGTGCCGGAATCAGTGAAGAGATTTCCGAACCTACGCCGACCGCCAGTGCGCCGAGGCCACCGCTCCAGTCCATCGGACTACCCAGCACGCTGTGTTGCAGGCTACCTTTCGGGAACGCATAGAATAAGTGGTCTTTGTATTCAACCACGTCGAACGGTGTATCCGTATCTGCCTGCGTCGGGATGAATGAGAAGCCGTTCGTCTCGTTGTATACGAAACCGTTACCGACACCGTTCACGCCGTACATTGCGAAGGTGTTCAGACCGCCGAAGAAGTTGTGGTTGGTGAAACGGTACAGACCGTTAGCCGGGAGTACGTTAGCCGTGGCCGCCGCAGTCACTTCACCAATGTCGACGCTGTACGTGTCGTTGCGAATTACTTCACCCGCCTGGAACGTTCCGGTCACGTTGGTGAACGTCAGGTAGCCTGACGAGTGATCCTGAGCGATGTAACCTACCCAGCCGACGGTTGCCGTAGCGCCGGACGTCACACCACGGATTGAATCACCCGGACCGAGTTCATCGTCAGTGGTTGTAGACGGGCGCGTATCCCATCCCATCGTAAAGCCCAGGTCGACTTCCTGCCAGCCTGTCACCGTACTGCGGTACATTTTGGTGCTGTCGGCGTCAGCGTCACGGAACGAGTACACGACACCTTCCAGATCCCATACACCGCGCACACTGTTGATACCCGGCACCACACCAATCTTAGCGCGACGTAATTCGCTCAGGTAAAAGAAGACACCTGCGGGAGTATCCGGGGAGGCCAGCATAGGTTCCACTTCGTACTCACCGTTAACCTTGTACTCGGTACCATCACCCTTCACCATCGTCTCGCCAATCTGCACCGCGCCAGCCAGCGTGGACACGTATACCCACATGTCAGCGTTGGTAACTTTGATGATGTTCACTTCCACTGTAGCGGCTGAGGATAAGCCCAGTAACGCATCGCCGACTTCCAGTGTGTTAGCCGCCAGCGGTGACATCAACAGAATCGTAGTGCGTGTAGCTGTCGGACTGTAGCTGCGTTGGTCAATAGCTTCCGTTGAGAGGTACTCGATAACGTTAGCGCCGATATTCTCACCCGGCATGAATGTGACACCATTAGTGACATCACACCAGATTTCTTTACCGAAAACCGCGCCGACAGTTGCTACCGCGCCGGACGTTGATCCTGTGATAACGTCACCCGGTAGCAGACCTGTAACATCGTCCGTCATGTTGAGGCTGTACACCACAGTCTCGCTCGGTGCTGGCTGACCGTCGAAACGTTCGTAACCAGCCTCAAGCGCATAGCCGCCATCCGTCTCAGGGGAGAAGTTTGTGGCGGCAGTCAGCGTACCGGGCTGGCGGCTGAGATAAGGAGTGGCCGTGTCGAGGCCACCTTGCAATGCAAAGCGATCATAATTAGCCATGATTTAGCTCGCTGAAATAGAGAAGAAGTTACCGGACGACTGGTTGGTTGGGAAACCGTCAGGACGTTGGTCAGCTTCAAGCAGGCGCAGGTATTTGTCGTATTCGGCCTGAGACTTGGCTGCCAGTTCCGCCGCGTCGTCGTACATTGCATACAGCCACAGCGCATAGGCCACGATTGTGTTGCAGAAGCGCGCGGGTACCAGCGGAGTGTCGGAGTCGTTGACCAACTCTACGGACTCACGGTACCAGGAAAATTGAAAGTTGAATTGCTTGTCAGGGCGCGGGTACATCTGGATAGACGAGTCCGGCATGATGACAAACTGAGTCGGGTATCCCTGTTCCAGCATGGTGCTGTACGGGCTGAAGTTGTGAAATAGTTCCGGGTAGACCAGGTGGTTGTCAAACATGAGACGAGCCTGATCCCAGCGATAATGACCGAGTGGTGGCACGATATGAGTTTCCCCGGTATCGACGGTACCTTCAAGCATACCGCCCCACAGGAAGCGCCAGTCACCCCACAGGTTTTCAATATAAGTGGTGGCGTCCTTCACATACTGCACAATGCGCGCAGCGTCGCCGGACACCACAGCTACCGACTGGATATTGCCGGAATACCCTGCGTCACGGGCAACTCGTTGAGACATTCCTAACAGGGTATTCGACATATCTTACTCCTTAGTTGGCAGGCCCGGAGGCAGTTGCACTTTTGCTTTCGCTTTCGGTTTCACGGCAGCCACGGGTTCTTCAACTACCACTGGCACTTCCGGTTCCGGTTCCTTCACAGGGATTACTGGCGCTTCCGGTTCCTTCACAGGAGTAGGATTCAGATCAACATATTCACCTTTCGGGTCGAAGTAGTGACCGTTCTGATAGAAGGCCAGTTTCACTGCGCCAGTCTGTTGACCACGAATGACACCATACGGTTTGGTTTTATCGAGTTTAATAGCCACGTTTCTTTTCTCCATAGCCTTTGTACACAGCCTGCTGATCGTACATCGGTTTGACCGTCGTACCGCAGTCGTCGTGCGGACGGAACGATTCCAGACCTTTATGCTGCAAATAACCGTCACGAATATTGAAGTTCTCAATATTTGGATGGTCATCTTCAGCGCCGCGAGTACCGTCTGAAGGTGGTAAATAATCACCCATGCGACCGTAATCCATTTGGCTGTTCATGGCGTCAACGTCAAACTCTGTACGCTGGCCCCACGAAATTGAATCGTCCTGATTGTATGATGGTTTCATAATCACTTCCTCCAGATAGGTCTTCCAATGATACATAATAAAAAGGGGCCGCACAAGGCGACCCCAATCGGGAAGGCGGCTAATTAGTAGCGGCCAACGGTGACTTGAGCGGCAGCCAGTACGGCATCACCGGAGTAGGTCAGCACGAACACCTGCGGGGTGTTGACGTCGTTGGAAACGCCCATGTGATAACCTTCTTCAGTCAGCACCAGTTTACCCTTCAACGGGCCACCCGGTGTAGACGTGCTGTCAACAGTGAACACACCGTAACGGTCAGCCGTGGTACCGTCACCGACAGAGATAGTACCTGTGCCGGAAGTGTAGATCGCGGAGATACCGAGAACTACCGCACCTTCAACCACGCGGCTGGCGTCATGAGACAGTTCAGCAATGGCCGATACAGGTAGAGTGGTAGCCGGAGTTGTTCCAAACGTTACAGCGCCAGCCGTACCCAGCGTGTAACTTGCCAGCAAAGATTTATCGTAAGAGTACATTTAGCGAGCCTCCATTACTGTACGAGTTTGAAGCCGCCACCGACGTCTTCGTTACGTTGACCCGCAGAGAAGCGAGCCTGTTCAGTTACCGGGTATTCTTCCGGTTTGAACTTTTCCAGACTGGACAGACCGCACTTAGCGTCGCCAGTGTCTTTTGCATGTACGCCAGTCGCGCTATCGTTGATCGGCATACCGTACGCTTTGTTCTGAGCCATGTTACTTCTCCTTCAATTTGGGGGCCGAAGCCCCCGATTAAACTTAGGACGCTGAGTCCCAACGGATGATGCGGTTCTGAAGTGCCTGCGGATCGTCAGCCTGAGACTGGTTGTGAACGATACCGAAGCCACCCATGTAGTACCACGCAACACCTTTGGAACGACCGTAGTCGGTAGGCAGTTTACCACGAATCTGTTCAGGATCGGTAACTGCTTCAGTTACGGTATCGCCACCGAAGAAGAACGCTTCGTCAGACTTACCATTGGTCCAGCCCTTAGACGGGATGTTAGTCTGCTCAACAAAGCGGCAACCTTCGTATTTGCCGATTTCGCCCAGGCGAATGTTACGCCAGCCGCTTTCAACGTACTTAGACAGTTCTTCGATCTCGTTACGAATCGGACGGAAAGTCGTCGGACGCGCCAGAGCGAAGTAGTCATCACCGTCGTAGCCCGGAATGTTACGCTCTTTCATCTCGTCGATGATAGCTTTAACGTGGTCCAGAGACAGTGCAGCGTCGTTCACAGTCGCAGTATGGTCACCAGCGGCGGCCACGGCTTCGATGTTCACCTGAGTAGCGGAGGTGCCGCTAACCGGGGAAGCTACCAGACGAGTCTGGTTGAACTGGCTGTACGCTTCGTAGTCGAGGGTCTTAGCACAGTCGTCTTTCAGAGCGGACTGGATAATGTTCTCAACCGGAACTTTGGACAAGTTGTCCAGTTTTTTGGTGTACGGTACAGAGTTACCGAACTCGTCGATCTGCAAGGAACCCTGGCGGATTTCGAAGTTGGTTTCTGGCAGAGCCTGACCTTCTTTCAGACGACCGCCCTGGGTACGTACGTTGGTGAAGATGTCCCAATGGAAAATATCACCGCGACCGTAGGTAAATGCTTCTTTCGCCGAGCAGAACTGGCGGAAACGCATCATCGGCTGTACTTCTTTACGCAGATACTGACTCAGTTGGTCTGAGTACATGAACCCGCCGAGACGCTCAACGCCCCACAATTGACCTGCCATAGTGTTACTCTCCTTTCAACGATTAACGTTTAATTGCTGGGGCGGTTCTGCCCTGCGTCAGACCTGAGAAGGCTGCCAACTTAGCGTCCATTGAAGACGGGCTGCGGCCACCATCCGGTACTGCTGCTTTTTTCGGCGCTTCGCTTTCACGTTGCGCACCGCTACCCAGCACGGTTTGACCTACCTGACTCTTACGAGCTTCAACTGCTGCTGCGCGCGAGTTAACCTGCTGCGTTGTGGTAACCTGTTGACCAGTATAACCTAAAGCTGCTGCCAGTTCACGAGCTTCGTTACGTGCCATGTTTGCCGCGCGCACCATGATGTCCAGAGGACGGATGTTGTTATCGCGAGCATTACTTTCACGTACCAGTTGCTGAGCATACTGCGCTGCTTTAGCACTGAGTGCCGGGTTACCGACCACATCTGCATATTGCGGATCAGACTCGTAAGTCTGTGCGTCAACTTGCAGGGAGTGATCCCATGCTTTACGGTTTTGCTCTACGATTACTTGCTGAACAACCTGAGTGGTATCAACCTGTGGGATGGCCTGTTGGCGTCCTTTTGCCAGGGTATCTACTAGCTCGTCCAGTGCGCTATCGTCGCCTTCGTTATAAAGGCGTTCAAAACCTTGTCGCAATTTCGCTTTCAGATCAGGGTCAGCGTCCGTACTGGATGGCTGTTGAGTCTGTTGCGAGGCCAGTCGTAATTGTTCAAGTTCAGCACGTTCGCGTTCTAAACGCTGGCGTTCTTCTGCGGCCTGGCGCAACCGCTCGTCACCTGCTTCCAGCTTTTGGGCTGCCGCGATAACGCGTGAAGCATCGACTACTTGAACTTTGCCATTTACCAGAAGTTCAACTTTCTGGTTACCGTTGGCGTCGGTGAAGAAGCGAGGGGCATTGTTATCCACTTGCGGCGCGGCTTCCTGCTGCACCTGAGCGTCCTGCTCTACCTCAGTTTCTTCTTCCTGTACCTGATTGTCCTGACTTTCTTCATCGTTGTCAAGACCGTAAAGGTCGAAACCTTCATCTGCACCTTCAGCTAAATGCTGGCGGCGACGTTCGGCGATGCTGGCGAGGAAGTCTTCGGAATCTTTTGCCTGAGCGGCTTGGTTTTCGCGCACCCGGTCAGAGATACTTTTCTTGGCCTCGGCGGTCTGCTCGACGGCATCCAGATGATCGCTGGCACCTTCGATTTCCTGCTGGGTGAATCCAGCGGCCACGGCTGCTGCGTTGTTCTCTTCAATGACCTGTTGCTTTGATACTTCGGTTGCTTTACGGGTCATGGCGTCCTGTTGGATAGTCATGCTGTTTCTCCGTCTTCATCTAACTGCTGTTGGTTTAACTGCTGCTTGCTGCTTTCCTTTTCTTCAATCTGAGCGCCAATCGTTTCGTAAATTTTGATGACGGTCAGGCAGGCAATCTGTGCCTCTACAATTTCGCTAGTGTTCGCCGGGTTAGCCGTGAGCAACTTCTCAAAGCCTGCGGTGAACTGCTCGCGAAGGCGCACATCGAAATCCGCGCCCAGCAACGTTTCGGTAAAAAAGTGAGCGGCATCCTCACCGATGTTTATCTTACTGTAAAGATAATTGACGGGCAAGGTATCCGACATCAAATCATCTTGCCGCATATCAATGTGATTAATGTTGCGCGCATATACTACATGCGCGCTCGTAGGTGATTTACTTGACGTTTGACTCATTGATAACTTCCTGCTGAGTAGGCGTTACCTGCTGGCCGATTTGCTGGGCCTGCTGCATCGCCGTCTGCTGCAATGAGCTTCCGTGCTGGAGTGCGGTGGTCTGACGCTTGGTCTTGTCCTGTGCTTCGGCAATCCGTAGCCGGGTTTCATTATCCAGCATAGACAGCAACATATCAAGCTGACCGCGCTTACCTTCCAGTTCTGCGTCGAGCGCCATCTGAATCAACTTCAGTTCGCGGTCGGCGGCCAGTTGGTTGGCTTGCTTCTGGAGTTCCAGTTCAGCTTTAATCTGCGCTTCCTGCACTCGACCTTTCGCTTCTTCCTGTGCAGCCTGTACCAGCGGATCAACTGGTGGTTCTGACGGAGGCGGCTCCTGGAAGTTCTTCGCCAGATTCGGGAAGAATTTACTACCGTCACCCTGACCGAGCGTTGAGAAGATAGCGCTGCCGACGGCTTTACTATCCATGTTGTCAGCCATGCCGGGTAACTGCATTACCGTCGTCACACCGTACATCAAGGTGTTTACGCGCTGTACCGGATCAGTTGCACCAATACCTGTATCGACTTTCATCTCAAGCTGTTTAGTCATGAGATCGTCGGTCAGGTCTTCCACGTTGAGGCGCGGGAAGTAGGCCGAGTTGTCGACGGCGATGTGCATGATCGTCTCGTCGTTCTCATAATACTGAACGGTGAGCATGAACAGTTCCAGCACCGGGCGCACGAAGGTGAAAACGAAGGTACGGATGTCGAAGTCGTTCACTTTGGTAGCGGCGTTGCTCAGCAACTTCATACCACCGACGGTTTCGTTCATCTCGCGGTTGTTGGCTACAGCCTGGCCGCTGAAGGTACCCTGCGCTTCGTTCATCTCCATAGTCAGGCGCTGAGTTTCCTCATAGCTGCTACTGGTGACGTCGTTCACTTCCTGCGGGATCAGGTCGCCAGCCGGGTCGCTGGTGAAAATTACGCCGCCCGGAGTGGAGCGTGTCAGAGCGGCCAGGTCGATAGATGCACCGCGACGCGCCAGATAACGCTTGTTCAGTACGAGCTTAACGTTGTCCACGCGCTGGTTACTGATTTCGTTCACTGCCTTCTGCAACTCGCTACCCAGGTGGGCTTTTGAGTCCGGCACGTTGTTGTGAGACTCAATCATGCAGGTACCGTAAACGAACGGCAGGCGACCGTGGTGATAGCGGTTCTTCAGTTCCACAGGCATTTCCAGTAAGAACTGGGTACCCATCATGTGGTAGGTGTACCAGATACCGTCACGGCGGACGAACACTTCGTTAACCATCACGGATTCGTAACGGGTATCAGCGTTGTCGTTGTTGATTGGGTCCGGCTTACCTTCACCGCGTTTTGCCTGCTGCGTGGCGTCGTCTTCCATCGCCCAGCGACACGTCAGGATTTCGCCAGGTGACAGCATGTTCCACTCGCCGCGTTCCATCCGTACCATGACGTCATCAACAGACATCATTTTTCTGTGGATGAAATACTTGCCAGTACCGATGACATCGTTCGCTTTTGCGGTCGGGTCAAAGATAAAGTTTTCCGGCAGGATCAGGTCGATGTACGGCTCATCGTGAACGACGATTTCGTTCTCGGTAGTTTCCAGACCGACCAGATTACCCATCTCATCCAGCACCGGAATGTCAGTTTTGGTAACGGTAGTTTCACGCCACCAGAAAACCTTAGCGATTGCTGGCCCATTGATGAATGAGTCCTGCGCCGCACCGATACAAATCGGGTACCAGATTTTATCCAGACGAAGGTTTACAATTTCCTTCAGCACTGCCGCCGCTTTATCCGCATCCTGATCGGTTACGTTGCGTGGCGAGATGTGCATGTAGTCATCGTTCAGGAACAGAGCGGTTGCAATGTCCGCTTCCCAGCTACGGGAGGCCATGCGGGTTAACGGGCGGAAAACTTTCGAGCGGTTGCGGAACGCTTCGCTGTAATACTTGCTGCCCGGTTCGTGGCGACCTTTAAACAGATAGGTGTCGTTGATGTGCTGCGTCTGGTAGCCCTGACGGTAGAAGGTGCGGCCCGTGTCATAGCAACGGCGACCGAGGTCTACCCACTCAGTTTCAGACATGCCAGCAACGCCGGAGTCGTCCGGTTGGTCGTAGGTCTGTTCCTCGGCTTGCAGCGTATCGCCTTCCTTCTCGAACTGGGAGAATGAGTCCATCTCACCGAAGGATGCCTGGTTGATGTCCAGTTCAGCGCCCGGAATAATCTGGTTAGCGCGGTACGGATCGTCGTTTACCTGCGTAATCCCGCGAGCACCACCGCCGCCGTAAGGCGACTGGGTGTCCGGCGCGCGACCAACGAGGGACTCACTAATCCCCTTTTGTGCGTTCGGCATCTCTTAATCCTCAGTTTAAACCAATGATGTTACCACGAATGTCGCGCTTGGCTTCCACCAGTTCATGCTCGCGCATACGTCCACGGTGCAGTCTGGCGCGTTCCAGAATTTCACCACCAGCCTTCAGTACGTGACGCTTGGCCGCGACAGGTTCTTCCAGGTCAGCGATCATCAACGTAGCGCCGGACTCGTAGGACACGTCGCCACACAGGATGTTAACGATACCACCTTCAATCTCAGCGTTTACACGCCACAGGTAGCCGGGGTATGCGTTGTGCAGACACTCGCCGATGATGGAGGCCAGTTCGTAGTTTGCAATCTCGATAGCGTCACTACCTGTACCGCGCGTGTAAATCACTGCATGGTTAACTGTTGTCATTCTCAATGTCCTTAGTCCAACGATAGTCGTGACCCGGTAGCGTCGGCTGCTCGCTCTTCACCTTTCCGTTGTCGAACACGTATACCGCTTCCGGGGTAGACAGTCGCTTCGGGTCCAGGCGATTCACGATTTCAGTGAAGCTGCGGGTAGTGTATGAAACTTGACGTCCTGCCATAGTACACCTCCGTTAATCAGTGCATGATAACATCACTTTAATTTCTCTTCCAGTTCAGCCACGCGTGCCGACAAGTGCTTAACGTAGCCCAGTAAATCCATGACGATGGGGTTAACGTCAACAAACGGACGGTCGCGGAACTTCTGGTTGATGGATGATCCGTTCTCGTCAATGTCGCATTCATACATTTCTTCACGATGTTTAATGTACTGCGGAGCTATAGTTTCCGCCTCTTCCGCGATAATCCCGAAGCGCTGGCGGTTTTGCTCGTCGTCGTTGTAGACAAAGTTGACCATGCGTAGCGCGTCGATGCGGTTCACAGCTTCCAGTAAATCGGCGTCAGTAATGTCATGTTTGAAATTGATACCTGACGTACCTGCGAGGGCCAGGGTTCCTGCACTCGTAGGGAAGTTGATAATATATTGTCCGGTGGTGTTCTGAGTGTTACGTCGCACCAGATAGAACCCCGCCGAAGTGGTCACCTCAAACTGGTTGCGAGTACCCACCGCTGTGGTACCGCCGCCAGTAGTGATTACACCGAGGCTGGTTGTGGTGCCGCTATACATCTGAATGTTACCCTCGATACCAGGTAATTGTAGACGAGATGTTGTTCCGCTATAACCCCATACGATCGGACCGCTTGTGTTGTTAGCATTGATACGCAGACCGCTACCATCGGCAACCATCGTGTAAACCTTGCCAGTATCGGTTTCCTCAAACTGGAGAACCGGAGCACCCGACCTGAGGATGCAAGGTTTACCCGGAGTTGCGGGAATAATTGTTTGTCCCGGAAACTCAGTAGTCCCGTCGCGTCCGAAGGTCCAGAAGTATGACGTTGAACCTACAGGATCGCGGTTGATGATTTGCAGCGTACCGTTATTGTTGGCGCGGAACTCGCCCTGACCGAGCAACGTGGTACCTGCGGTGTCGTACATCTGCGTTGTAAAGCTGGATGCTGGAGTGTAGCCATCAACGCCCTGAGCGATGAACGCTGACGTTCCGGTGTTGCGCTTGCGACTGGTAACGCTGTTAAACGTCACGTCATCCTCTGCGCCTAACTCCAGATTGTTGCGTGCGTCCAGTTCCGTAGTTGCCCCGGTACCGCCCCGGCTGATTGGTAGCGTGCCAGTGGTGCCCGTGTCGATATTGATGAGTGGGCCAGCGGCTACGCCGTCAAGCCATGCGTGCACGTAGAAATTATTGGAGCGCGCCAGTAGTGAGCCGAGCAACACCCAATTACCGTTAACTGGCGGCTTCTTAGGGAAGTAGGGAGTCTTATCGAGATAACCAGTCGTGAGAGTGTAGTCAGTAGCGCTGCCGCCGTAGCCCAGCACCATTAGCTGACTTACCCAACCGCTGGCCTCGTTATACGTCGGGGTACCGTAGGGAACGTAGCCGAGAGCGATTAACTCATTAACCTTATTGATAATTTGCGGCGTCTTGCCGGGAATGAAGTAGCCACCCGCAACTGTTAATTCCATGTCATGTACTCCGTGAATAAGGGGCCGAAGCCCCTATGGTATCACAGCGTGGTAATTAACGAGAACACCAGACCCGCAGCCGTAGCGCCACCCAACATAGCCGGGAGTGCTGCCAGACCAACGTTTGCCGATGATGTATCGGTCATCTGAGTAATACGGAGGCGGGTGCCGGACGGGATGTCAACTGCTGATGTCAGCCCGATGACCTGCAAAACGTTGTTATCACCTGCACCGCGAAGGTTGATATAACGTGCGCTCCCGGCTGTAGGTGTCCACGTTACGCCGTCCGGTGATGTCTCCACCTGAAAACCCCACGTTACAGCGGCAGCGCCACCAGTAGTTCGACGCACCTGACAGGTTATAGCCAGAGTACCGACAATGCGTCGCGCCGCTGTGAATATACCTGTGGCATTGTCGAGCGTACCTAGAGCGGCGTTAGGTAATGCCTGAGCATTGAACACCACAACCTGCGGGGTGTTGTCGGTGGTAACGTACTGATTCAGCGCAAGACCTGTAGTAGTGAAGGATGCACGAAACACAGCACTTACCGGACGGTTGTCATCAACGTTATCGCCGTAAGCCTGAATGTAACGAGCATGTGAATACTGCACGGGTGAAAGGCACACAGCGCCCGGATTAATGTCGAGTAATTGATTGACGCGCTGGGTGAACGATACGCTGTCGGCAGCGTCCACGATAAAATAGTTACAGGCGGGAACCTCGGTAGCGTCGGTATCCAGTGTCATTAGCTGAGTGTAGCGAGCGTTGAAGCAGACCACGCCGCACACCGGGAACCAGCCCATAGCCTGAGCCGCGTTTACAGAGTCGACGAGTTTGTTAGTGGTTTGCTCGGTGATGAGCTTGACGGTAACGGTCATTAGCTGGCCCTCCCTGGGCGAAGTGGGGCACTCCATGCGCCCCGTGTGATGAGTATATCTTAAGCGACATCCGGTTCATAGCTGTCGTTGTAGCCACCCTCGATAACCGGGAAGGCGAATGTAAGGGCCAGCGCGTCACCAATATCAGGCGAACGACCGATACGCTTCTTAATTTCGTCCTTCTTCTCAAGGCGCAGGCGGTCACCATCAAAGCGGTAGGTAGGCGCGCAGAGGTCGCGGCCCCAGTCATGACCCTGAGGAAGTGAGGCAGCGTTACGCATCCAGTCACGAATACGAACCCACATTTCAGCACGTTTATTGGCGTACTTGTGGTCTTCCGTCGCCTTCTCGGAGAAGTGGACCAGCGTAACATTATGTGCAGCACCACGGGCAGCCAGAAGATCATGAACGCCAGTACCGTAGCCGCCAGTCCCATCAATGAACGTATGGTTGACGCCGTACAGTTCCCGCAGTACATGAAGACGGTTGGCAATCTCGCCGTTGCTGGCCTTGCTCAGCTTCTCACAATGCAGGACCACACGACCACGACGCACCACGAATGCCGTCGAGTCATCACCCATTGCCGCAACGTCTACGCCCATTACAGTAGCACCGACAGGATCGAGCTTACCGGATTTCGCCCAGTACAACGCAGAGGCCACCATGTCACCAGTAATAAGCAGGTTGTCGCCTGTAGCCTGGAAAGCTAACTCAGCGGTTGCCGGATAGTCACGGTCGAAGCGTCGGGAGTCGCCATCAAGCAACTTGATTTGCTTACGACGCCAGAACATCTGATCGCGGTCCAGTCCATAGAGTCGGGCATACTTGCTTTCTTCATCGCTGTACACGAAGGAATCAGGAGCCGGACTGCGGTACTCGTCTTGCCAGAACCACGGCACGAATACACGGATAAAACCAGAGCTATCGGCATCCGTCAGGCTATCATTGACCGCAGGCGCTGCCAGCATCCATTGGGTGTAGAAATAGCCCGAAGCACCGTTGGCGGTTGACTCTAAATAGACCTCGGTACCGTCGGCATTAGGGATGGCCTGCATGATACCGGAAGCAATCTCAGCACCATCATCAAAGAAGCCGACCTCCGACCCGTGGAAGAAGGAAGCTGTAAGGCCACGTCCGGCAGATGTAGATCCAGCGGTTGCCACGGCGTACTTGCTATCTAACTCAGGAAAGCTGAGCATCATGCCGTTATCGTGACCCTTAACAGGCTGCAAGTCTGGAGGGCAATGCTGATGGTAACGCTTGGTCATGTCGAACAACGCTGATGATGACTTAGCCTGATGCGCCATAATTAACGAGTGATAAGCCTCGGTGTGAATCGTCTTCCAGTATGCTCTGGCCTGGACCGTGGTACTCATCCCCTGCTGGCGACCTTTAACGACCACAATCCGCACCTTTCCGGTGTGGTGCATCTGCCAGGCTGCGATTGCATTCATGTATTGCTGAGCTTTGTTAAGCCGGATGGGGGCGATCGTGTTGTCCTTACCACGAATAACAAGGCACCGCTCAGCGAAGAATTGGAACTCGTTACGACACTTGAGGAAAAAGGCATCCATCTCCGAGTCATCCTCAAAGGTGAAGTTAACGCTATTTGCCTTCTTCTCTAAGTAGTCGACCAACATCCACACATCTTCGTCGGTGTTGGTAAACTCCCACACGTCACGTTTAGACATTACTCGCCCCCATTCTGTTTAAAGTTTGCTTGCAGTCGACGTAAGCGATCGCGTTGTGTTTCGGCTTCACCTTGTCCCTGCTCCACGTTATCCCAGCCTTTGAGGCGTGACAGTAACGCACTTGCAGCAATGACCGACTTCGGATCGTACTTACATTGGCCTTCAACTGGTAACCCTGTAAGCGTGTCGACTTCCTGCCTCAGTTGTAGGCCACGGTCGATGACCTGCCATAGTACGGCCTCAAGGTATGCTTTGTTCCGCACCGGGGCAAACAGGCTTTTACCCTTCATGCTCGCCAGGTAGTCGGCAACGTGAGATGACCGCAATAATTCGGCGGCCTTCTTATCAGCCAGTTGTTTATTGAAGATCTCAAAGCTGGCGGCGGCTGCTGCGGTGGCGTTCATTCCCCTGAGCACGTTATTAGCGAAAGATAGCTCCGCGTTATTGAGGAATAGCGCCAGGTCGCGCGCCTTCGGTTCGATAATCTCAGCCGACTGAAGGGGACTCAATGCCATCTCTTCAGCGTCAAGTGTTTTGGTAGCGAGATGAGTCACCGCCATACTGTTACGCATACCGCGCTTTAATCCACGGGTTAGAGGTTCCGGCTTGATGATGTTCCCGGTTCCGATATGTACAGCGGTTTTAAACTGGTAGTCATCGAGGCCGTACTTTGCCGCCAGCAACTGATCGGTCAGGTCGCCTTCGATGTACTCCAGGATAAACCCCGCGCGGGTTTCTGGTGTCATGACGTCATTCCTTTATGTGTTTGTGATCACCTGCATAGCTTAACACTGTGACCTGCGTCACACAAATACCGCGCATCTGCGTAAAAAGGCCAGGTGTCTTACCTTGCCGCTTTCTCAGATTTCGTGTAGCGCTACGGGAATTGGTTAAACTTTGAGCAACTGAAGGAGTAAGGTAACTCTTTGAGCGTTTGATTAAGGTAAACGTTTGAAGAAAATTTCTGGCGCTCTTTAAGAGAAGAGGCCAC